CACATCGGTCACGAGCCGCGTGCGGATCATCTCGGTTCCGGGAGTGCCAGTGTCGACGGATTCGACCACAGTCGCCGCGTGCTCGGCCTTGCGGTAGCGGGCCGCGGCCGGGAGTTCGTATCGGGTGACGCCATGGCGTGCGATCTGGTCGGGCGCGACCTGTGGTTGCCGCGTGTACCGGTGAACCGTGTCGATGTGGTGGAGTCCCGGTTCCCGGATCGAACCGTCCGCCGCGGCGTAGGGCTCCGGTGCGAGGTTCCATGCGGCCAGGTCTCCAGCTTCCCGGATGAGGGCCGTAGCGGCCCGCTCAAGGTCCGCGCCGGTCCGGTCGTCCCAGTCGAACCGACGCACCGCAGGGATCACTGGGCGGTCGACGCCATCGGACGCGAGAACGTCCGACAGAGGACGCCGCGGTCCCTCGGTTCCGATGGTGGGGATGTGTGAGTGATGCATTGCTGTCCCTTCATCGTCCGGACCATCCGGACGATTGGGACAAGTGTACGACACCCCCGGAAGAAATGCACGAACTACGCGCCATAGAGCGGGAGAAATGCCCGGGGTGGTCGGAACGTCCGGCGCCCCGGAAGAAATGGCGCAACATGGCGCCATGTGGTGCGGGCGCCGGTTCGGCCGCTCGCCCCGGTTGCGTCCGTTGCGTTGCGCAACGATGTGCCGGCACCGTGTGCATGGCCATTCATGGCAGCGCATGACCATGCTCGAACGCCTGTTCGGCGAACCCGTGTTCGACGAACGCCCGTTCGACGAACGTACGTTCGATCGGGAGGAGGAGGATTTAAAGAATCCGGGGGGGTCACCCACCCCCCCACCCCCCCTCTGACCAGGAGAAACAGCACCGAGGGCGAGGCCCATTGGGGCTTTGTGATGGTTTCTGGGGGGCTACCTCTCCCCAGGTGGGGTGGTTGTGGGCCGGTGGGCCGGCTATCTCACATCGTGGGATAGGGGAAGTAGGTCTGTTGGTGTGTGCCGGGTGTAGGGGTGTGATGGGTTCTTTGGGTCTCCTGATCCAGCGGTCCCATGACAGCCTTGGACCCGATGGGAGGTGCTGATGATGTACGAGGTGGAGTGGAACAACGCCATCCGCCGTGTGGAACGGTGGGCCGATGAGAGCGATGTGCCGGTGACGGCCGCTTACATGGGTGAGTGCGAGCAGGTGACGGTCGTGACGACCGGCCCTCGGGAGTCGAGGATCGTGTCGTCGATGGCGGCCACCCATGAACGGTGGTTCGAGGACGACCTCCGGATGCGAGCCACCAACGCCGGTTCGGTCACATCCACCAGTGGAGGGTTCGGTACCAGGCGATGAGCCAGGAACTCGGCCTCTACCACCTGTGTGCCGGCGCGACCTCGATGGATCAACTGCGAGGGTACGGCGGCGATCAGGGGCTCCGACCGGTCTATGCGACCTGGGACGGCGACGGCCGGCTGCTCGAGGTGCAGTTCGCCTCCAGCTACAGCGGCAACCTCGCCGCCAAGTACACCTACGAAAGGTGAGAACCATCCCCCTGTGACCTGTAGAGCAGCACCCCTGGCCAACCGCCCGACGGTCGGGGTGCTGCTCTGTGGGTCACCGGGAACGTGAGAACCCGGCCAGCCGACCATCGGCTGCGAGGGGGGAATCCGGGCACCCCACCCTCCCCCCGACCCCCACTCATCGAGATGGGAGAATCATGACCACCAACTTCTACACCGTGAAAGGCGGGCAGGGCGCGACGACACTCGCTGCAGCAGCAGCAGTGCGAACCGCCCGACTGCTCCCCGATCACACGACGACCATCGTGGTCGCCGACCAGGGTGAGCTCGAGGATCTCGCCGCAGCGTTCGGCGTCTCGATGCCGACCTGGGATGGGATCATCGAGGTCCCAACCGCACAAGGCACCATCATGGCCTACACCCGTGAGGCCGCGATGTGTGTCGACCTGATCGAGCCGGACTACACCGTCGGCCACGAGTGGAGGGCGGGCACCAACAACGTGCTCGTCGTCCGAGCGTGCTACATCGGTCTGCGCCGAGCGGTCAGCCGAGACGACAAGCCGGACCTCGCCGTGTTCATCCCCGAACCCGGCCGAGCGCTCGGCCGTGACGACATCGAGCGTTCCCTCGGCTGCAAGGTCATCGAGGCGCCCTGGGATCCGGCAGTGAGCCGTGCGGTTGACGCCGGCATCCTCGCCTACAAGATCCCGGCGACGCTCGAAGCGACCATCGACGAGATCTCCAAGCACCCTGCGAGGTACTGACCATGGCCACGAAGTGGCGCATCACCGTGCCCGTCGAGGTCACCATCCAGGTGTCCGACGAGTTCGATCACCTGTTCGAGGATCCGGGCGAGCTGGATCAGCACGCCGAGTGGCTCTACGACCAGGCGTGCAACGCGATCCCCTACATGCGTCCCACGACGTATGCGGCGATCTACGGCGAGGATCCGGCCGAGCTCATCGGTTCGACCACAGCGATCAACACCGACTTCGACGACTACCACGATCGCATCATCATCAAGGAACTGAGGCCACGATGAGCCGCCGAACCGCCTACCGCATGACCCTGATCGGGCTGGTGCTCATGGGCTACATCGGACTCGCACTCGTGCTCTGGGGCATCCAGTGGATGCTCGCCCCGAACCGGAGGTGACCATGACCATCACGGTCTACGACAACGACGGCAACGACGTCGAGCTCCCGTCCATCAAGATCGTCTGCCCGCGGTGTCGCGGCAACGGCCAACACATCAACCCGAGCATCGACGGACACGGCATTAGCGGTGACGACGAATGCTGGGACGACGACGAGTTCCGAGAGATGTACTTCGGCGGCGGCTACGACGTCACCTGCTACGAGTGCAAGGGCGCCAACGTCATCGACGACATCGACGAGGACCGCTGCACGCCCGAACAGATGGAGCTGTGGTGGGATCACCTGCAGTGCCAGTACGAGGATCGGCTGATCGCTGAAGGCGAACGCCGGATGGGAGCCTGACATGGCCCAGATCATCGAGCCGCTCGACGTGTGGCTCCGCTTCATCTCCGACGACGACGAGGACGCCGAGGCTGACGCCATCACCTTCCGTGACGGCGACCAGTTCCGAGTCGACTGGTCCCTGACCAGTGTCGGCCTGGTGACCTCCCGATGGTTCCCGACCTACGACGAGGCCGCAGCGTGGCTGACGGCCGAAGGGTTCCGCGACTACACGTCCTGACCGAAAGGACACCATGAGACACTTCGACATCGACGCCATCCTCGCCGGCTACATCGAGTGCGAGCTGTGGACAGCGATCGTCCGTCTCGACGACGACGACGACGTCCACGCCGACTCGCTCGACTTCGAACCGTGCCCCGACAGCATGGGCCGTGCCCGCGCTGACATCGAGCAGTTCCTCGACGACGAGGTGCAGGACATCTGCGAGCGTCGCAACATCGACGACGGGCAGATCGGCCACGACTTCTCCCTCACCCGCAACCATCACGGCGCCGGGTTCTGGGATCGAGGCCACGGCTACGACGGCCAGCGCCTCACCGACATCGCACACACCTTCGGCGAAACCTCCTGGTTCGTCGAAGGCGACACCCTCCGACTGGAGTGATCATGATCCTCGCCGACTGCAAGCCCGGCACCTACGTGCGCTGCGATCGTTTCCGCGGCGTCGCCTGCATCATCGTCGGCCCTCACTTCGAGTACGTCCTGCACTCGTGGGACAGCGACGAGGAGGAGGTCGAATCCGGCCAGGTCATCGTCCGCATGTACGGCGACGACCGGCACCACATCGTCGATCCCGACGACTGCACACCACTCGACACCGACGACGACCTCGTCTGTGACTGCGGCCAGATCGGCTGCGGATGGGGGCAAGCATGAGCTACACCATGGTCAACGAGCAGCCGATGGAGACCGGCTGCTACTGCGAAGGGTCTCGCGGCCAGTACGCGATCGATCACCTCGCCGAGCTGGCCGACTCGATCCTGATCGACAGCGACTACGCCAAGATGGTCGCCGCCGTCCGGTTCGTCGAGTCGTCCTACAGCGGCTGGATCGAGATGGGCGAGATCCTCAACGATCTTGACGAGCAGATCATCAACGCGCTCAACGACGTGACGGCCGGCAGGTTCTGCTGGTCATGGGAGGACGGCGAGGTGTTCCTGATGGAACTACCCAACGACGAGGACGACCCGGGCGACGACAACCTCCCGTGCATCGACTGCGGACGCATCGACATGCCCCTCCATGTCGACTACCGGTGCCCGGACTGTCACCCGCTCAACACCGACGAAGGAGGATGATGAGACTCTCTGAGAGCACGATCGACCGCATCTGCCGACGCTTCGGCTGGGCCTGGTGCGGCAAGTACGGCGAGCGGGGCTACGGCTCCTACAGCGGTGAGGGCACGACACGAGTCGTGCTCGGCTACTACTGGCTTCACCCCGGCGACGACGGGTGGCACGAGAAGCTGCGAGACCCGAACAGCACTCACCAGCTCGAAGGCATGGGCAAGCGCTGGCCGATGCTGTTCGCACAGCTCGAGGAGCAAGGCGTTGAGCTCGAATGGGCCGACGAGTGGGAGATCGACCGCGAGCACAGCAAGGCGTACCGCAAGACCGGTGACAGCTACGGCTGGACCCGATCGTTCGTGTGGGACGACTACGGCAACATGCTCACCCCCGACAGCGACATCGACGAGTGGATGGGTTGGGCGATCAACAGCTACGACCGATGCCTCGCCGACTCGATGGTCGGCGACGTGAACGCCAAGCTGACCGCCGCCGGCTACGAACGCTGGAACGACGACCCGCTGGAGAACGGCTGGCACCCGGGACAGGACGACACCCCGCAGGAAGCTGCCCGACGCATCCGCATCGAGCATCCGAACGCCGACGTGATCTTCACCCTCGACGAGGCCAGCCAGTTCTACAGCCGGTTCTCGGCCTGGTACCGCAACGACACCGAGGAGGTGGCCGCCTGATGGCCAAGTACCGCGATCAGATGAGGGCGAGCGAGATCGCCACGACCCTCGTCAACGGCAACATCACCGAGGCCCGCTCCGGGCTCGTCGGACGACGCTCGCCGCAGGGCAACGCCCGGCTCGGCGTGCTCGTCCTCGAGACCGTCGAGGAACTGGTCGACAGCCACGACCACACCTGGCCCGACGCCATCGAGCGCGTCGCCCGGCTCATCAAGGGCGACGCCGACTACGTGGCCGACGCCGACTACGAGAACGAGACCGAACGAGACAACGAACCGAGGTACGTGTGATGCACGGCTGGATGAGCGACTACGTCTACACGCTCGACGAGTTGGAGGCGATGGAGGTGCTCGAGGAGGGCTACACGGCCAACCTGGTCGAGGATGCCACCTTCGCTGGCGTGCGGGTGTGGTGGGAACGCACGGGCGTCGCCGACGGTGAGCCGTGGGAGGAGACGGTGACCGTCGAGGCTCGCACGGTAGACGGCGCATGGCGCGACGCGTTTCGGTACAACGCCGAAGACGTGAGCGAGTTCATCATCGTCGGCGACGACGAGGACTTCGAGATCGACGCCACGGAAGGACCATGAGGGTCGTCCGCACCCGGTCGATCCCGAACGTGCCGACACGGCGACTGCTGGACGACCTCCGGTTCCTGCACAACACCTACCACACCCCTGACGGGCTCTCGAAGCACGAAGGGGCACGCCGATCACTGGTCGACAACGGCCGGAAGATCCTGGCGATTCGAGCCGAACTGACCGCGCGCTGCGAGACCTCGGGCATCCCGTGCCAGTGGTGCGGCCCGTAGCAACGTTTGCGACGTGCAAACGCCGCAGGAAGGACCAACGATGGAAGGCACGACCGAACGGCTCGTGTGGGCGTCTCAGGAGCCTGGCGAGGCCGGCTACCTGAAGTTCGACTGGGAGGCGCTCGGCCGCTTGATGGGCACGTCCTGCATCAGCTCCGACGAGGCCTACAGGATCTCGCGGCTCCTCGACGACCTCGGCTACGACTACACGCTCGAGGTGGTCGAGGTGTACCTGGATGATCAGATTCCCGCCGCCACCATCGCCGCCGAATGGGCGAAGGCATGGGACGAACTCGCACGGGAGGTGCGCAAGTGATGGACGTCATCGAGAACAAGTACGAGCCGAACGGCTACCGCATCGAGATCTACCACGATCCCGATGTCTCCAACCCGCGAGACGACAACCCGGAGACGGAGTTCCCGTTCCTCGGGTTCCCGCACCGCTCCTACAAGATCGGCGACGAGGCGTGGGATCCGCGCCACGACCAGATCGAATGCGGCGACTGCCACGGCTCCGGTGAGCTCGAGAACGAAGACAGCGGCAACGCCATCATCGACTGCGAGCGCTGCTACGGCCGAGGCTTCCTCACCTACAGCGACGACGGCGTCTCGCTCACCGACGTCATCGAGGCGAAGGCGAAGGACATGGGCGCCATCCTGTGGCGCAAGGTCGGCATGATCGACCACTCCTCGGTCCACTACTACCTCGGCGACGGCCCGCACGCCTTCGACCCGCAAGGCTGGGACTCGGGAACGTGCGGTGTCATGTTCGTCACCCACGACGTCGTCAATCACCGGTGGGGTCCGCTCCCCGGCAGCTATGCGGTCGCCCCTGGCGACCCGGGCTGGGAGACCTCGCCGAACAACGAGGAGTTCCTCATCGAATGCATGCGGGGCGACCTGCAGCTGTACGACGACTGGGCGAACGGCTACGCCTACGGCTTCACGGTGTACGACCGCAACGGCGACGAGATCGACTCCTGCGGCGGCTACCTCGGCGACTGGGAGACCTCGGGGCTCCTTGACCAGGCTCGGGCCTGCATCCCTGACGAACCGCCCGCCCTGCTCTACACCGTTCGGCTCACCGAGTTCGAGATCAGCGACATCCTGTCCCGCACCTGCGCCTCCGACCCCTGGTATCACAAGATGAAGGAGGCGATCCGATGAGGACCGACAACCGCTACGCACCCGGCTCGTCCTGGGTGGCCGAGCCCGACGACGTGCTCGCCGCCTACTCGGGCCGCTGGATCGACCAGGGCGATTTGGCGCCCGCCGGCATCGTCGCCGACCGCCAGGGCTATGCCTGCGACCACCAGCAGTACATGTCCATCCTCGGCGGCGAGCTGGGGAAGAAGGCGCCGCACAACTCGGTCGGCGCTCTCGACCGTGACATCACCGTCATCCCGTGGGATGGCGTCGAAGTGCTGGGCGGTCACGACGGGTTCAAGCTGACCATCGCACTGCGACGCGCCGGCGGCTACGTCTACTGCGACGCCTACCTGCATCGCTGATCGGAGGATCATGTCCAAGCAGCTCACCACCTGGCTCGAGCGCGTCAACGCACCGACCATCTCGCACGCCAACGTCATCCAGCTCTACAGCTGCATCTACCCGCTGTCGCGTGGAGCACATCCCGGCGGCAAGAAGACGAACCTCGACCGGGAGGAGGCGCAGGAGATCATCCAGGCGGTCTTCCATCGGGCCCGGCTCAACAACGGCATCCGCGCCGAGGCCGCCAACGAGCAGCGCGCCCGGGACTGGCTGACGGAGAACCGGCGGCAGTTCGATCTGCCCGACGTCGACTACCGGTCGATCGTCGAGTTCCGGCTCGTCGGCTTCCACATCTACAGCGAGAACGACGGCTGGATGACGTGCTCGCCGGTGTGGCGTTGCGCCTTCCCCGACGGCTCACAGCTCGACTACGCCCCGACCGCCTGGCAGGCGTCGATGGCGAAGCAGAAGCGCCAGTTCTGGTGGCGCTGGGAGTCGAAGCCGCGATGAGCCGCCGGCAGACGTTGCGAGACCTGGCTCGAGTCGTGGAGCTCACCACGATCGCGGCCTGGCCGCTGTTCGTCGGTGTCGGCCTCGTCGGCGTCGGCCTCGCGTTGCTCGTCCTGACCTGAGAGGGGGCCGTCATGGCTCAGCTGAAGTTCATCGTCACCGTCGACGTCGATGGTGACGCCGAGGAGATGGCGCGCATCTTCGACCAGTACCTCACCCACGAGGAGTTCCCGTTCCGTGACGACTACAGCCGGGGCGCGTGGGGCGGCTGGGATGGACCGTTCGTCACCGATGTCACCGTCGAAAGGATCACACCATGATCAGTGAGCGCCGCAAGCTGCTGTTCGACCTGTTCACCACCGCCTGCGAGGGCGGCATCAACTACTGGGCCGACGTGGACGCGTACCACCTGTGGCTGCCGGACTCGGAGTACGACCCGGACTACAACGGGTTCTACGCCGACCTCACCGACCACGTCGACGACGAGCGGCCCAACCCGCTGCACGTCGACCGGCTGGTCATGTCGAGCGGCCTGACCCTCGCCTCCCGGGCGTGGCGTCACAAGGTGTCCTGGTCGACGGCACCGCCGCCGGTCGCGATCACCGCCGAAGCCCGGGATCGCTGGGACTTCGACGCCGGTGACGCCGACGTCATCCTCCAGCTCGGCCTGTTCAAGGACGTGGTGTACGGATGAGCGCATCCGCCGTCGAGCGGCTGGTGGCCGCCGGCTACCAGCTCACGACCAGCCGGAAGACCACGAAGGCGTGGCCGACGGGATCAGGTCCGGATCATCGGGACTTGCTTCTGCAGGTCAGACGACCCGACTGGGACGAGGGTCGGGCGCTCATCTACGAGGCGCAGCTCAACCCGTCCATGCGCCCCGCCGTGTCGGCGATCGAGGCAATGGAGGAGTGCGCCGACCGAGCGGTCACCTGGCTGCTCGAGAACTTCACCGGGAGGCAACCGTGAACATGTGGTGCGACGGCTGCGGCCGTCTCGGCAACGAAGAAGACATGCTGGTCGTCGGCGACGAGTGCGTCATGGACGACTGCAACGGCACGATCCACGTCGACCTGAAGTGGCTGGACCGCAACGACCTGGAAGGGCTCGACGAGTTCGACCTGTTGCGGGTCGCCAACGACATCCGCATCCAGTACGGCGAGGCCATCGGCGGCGCGGCCAGCCCACCGGCGAAGATCACGCGCGTCGCCCAGCTGCACGCAGCGAGCCGAGAGGCGGCCGCGAAGATCACAGCGCTCGTCGTCGAGGACCCCTTCCCGCCGAACGGGGTGTGTGTCGAGTGTAACGGCGAGTCGTTCGCTGTGGTCGAGACCGGCTACGAGCGCAGCACGCAGATCGACCTCGAGTTCGCCGACGACGACGACGATCCCGATGGTGAGCCGTCACAGATATACACGCAGGCGTTCGGCCTGACGAACGGGTGGTCGGACTTCTCCGACGACGGCGACATCGAAACCTGTGCCTGCACCGAATGCGGGCACATCTACGAACTTCCAGGGGTGTTCGAATGGAACTGAACGGCGTGACGCTCGACCCGATCCTCGTCAACCGCATCGAGCAGTGGATGGGCGAGATGGTTGAGATCCAGGCGATGTACGACGCGATCGAAGGCGACGACACGTTCGAGCCTCAGTCCTACTACCGCGCCGATGAACGGTCGACGTACGCCAACGAAGACGCCGGCCAGATCCTCGCATGGCTACTGAATCAGCTCGGCCTATGGCCCGGACGACAAGGAGCGCCAGATGATCATGAAGCTGATCCCACCCCCGGAGGGTGAGTCCGAAGTCCTGCAGAAGTGGCTCGACATGTGCCAGGGCTACGTCGTCACGGTCCGGCTGAAGGACCACGGGAAGCGTCACGACGTGGTCCTGTGGGACTTCTGCGAGACCGACGACGACGGCTACCTGTGCATCAACGCCGCCGACTTCACCGAAGACGACCCGACGGACGACCGCACCAACCGGCGCAAGATCCGCACCATCGACATCTCAACCCTGGAGGTCTACTGATGCCTCTCATCGACTTCCCGAACTTCCCGTTCGGCCACGACATCTGCAATGACGACCGGGCCGACATGGCGCTGCCGGCCGCGCAGGCGTTCCACGACGCGTACTACTACCACGCGGGCGGTGAGCCGCTCGCCACGGTGATTCGCGACCTGATCGTCGACCTCCTCCACCTCCACGAACGGCTCGGCGAGGAGGAGCGGGACCTGGTCCCGACCGACCGGGTGTTGGCCGCCTGCGCCGACGACTACGAGACCGAGCGCAACGAGGAGCTGCCTGGCTGCTCGGAGTGCGGCCACACCGGCTACCTGCTCGGGCAGACCTACGAGAACATCGAGGTGCCCGACGGCTGGTTGCCGGTGCAGCGCTGCGACACCTGCGACGAGTTCGACGGTGACGACAAGGCCGCCGAGTTTGTCGCGATGCGCTACGGCACCGAGTTTCGCTGGGTCGAGGGCAACAGCGAAGGCCGCTGGCCGACGATCCCCGGCGACTACATCGTCCGACTCCCCGAGGAGACCCCATGAGCAACAACCCACCCGCCCCGCCAGCGATCGTCGCTGCCACTCACCCCGAGCAGGGGGTGATCCGCTACTTCATGCTCGAAGACGAGGATCAGATCGGATCGGCTCGCGCCGACCTTGAGGCCAACGGCTACCAGTGGGTCCACCTCATCGACATCTACGACGCCGTCCCTCGCCGGCCGTTCATGACGGTGCGCGACGTGATCGCCACCCTCTCGAAGTGCGACCCCGATCTGCCGGTCCTGATGGACGACGGCGACGGCTGGTTCACCCATCCGAGCCAACTGATCCTGCCCTCCGAGGAGGAGGGCTACGTCCTGCCCACATTCATCACAGGTCAGGCATACGACTGCCGGGCCTGGTGAAAGGAACATCATGAAGACCATCGACCTCGGCGACAGCGCCCACACCGTCGACGACCGCGGCGTGCTCAACTACGTCGCCGGTGACTACCGGTACGCGGTCAGGCTGCCGATCCGCGCCGCCTGCGTCAGCGTCCACCCGCTCAAGGGCGACCGAGCCCAACTCAGCCTCGGCTCGCTCGAGAAGACCACGGTCGTGCTGACTGGCCCGACCACCACCATCGACGCACTGTTCACCCAGTGCGGGGGAGCGCCCATTGCCTGACCTCGACATCATCAAGCTGCTCGAAGATCGCGCCTTCGGGATGCGCGCCATCGAGGAGATCGACTTCGGTCTGCTCGACGATCCTGACGACCTCCCCCCGGTCGTCGTGCTCCGTTCCGGGCGCGTCCAGATCGTGCTGATCCCGACCGTCGATGACGACCTCATCGACTTCGAGGTGCACGCGTTCGGTGACGGCATGAAGTACGACCACGACGTCCACGCGTACACGGTCCGGTTGCAGACATAGAACAGATGTACTAACATCTGATACACGAAAGGTGGTGCGGTGCGAAAGAAGCAGATCGAACTCGAGCAGGCCGTCATCCGAGCCGCGCGCGCGTACGTCTCGGGGTCTTGGTCTGCGTCGAGCAGCGCGACCCTGAGCGAAGCAGTTGCGGCAAGCCGGGCCTTGAGCGAGGCAGTCGCCGAACTGGACGCGCACAAGCCGGCGAGGCGCCTGGACGCCCCCGGCCGCTGGGTCGAAGGCGCCCCCGAAACGTCGGAGCGAGCAGCCCAGCTGGCCCGTCCCGCCCTCGCGACGACGCGTCGGCAGATCATCGAGCAGATCGCCGCCTACGGGCAGGGCGAGATGCGAGGGTTCACCGACCAGGAGCTCGAACGGCGGCTGAAGAAGTCGCACACCACGGTGTCGTCGGCCCGCAACTTCCTTGTCGAGGGCGGCTGGCTGTGCGACTCCGGATACGTCCGCAAGAACATGTCCGGCCGTGACGCGGTGGTGTGGGAACTCACCCCGGCCGCACGTGTGGCCGTGACCGAATGGGCCTCGTCATGAGGGCGGCGCTGTTCTCAACCCGCACCGCCCTCACCGGGTTCACTCTCGGCCTGTCCGGCGTGACCCAGGGATTCACCTGGCTCCACACCACGCTGCTGTGTATCTGCATCGTCGCAGTGATCGAGCTGGCCATCTACGAAGCGAAGGAGGGCTGATGCCGAAGGGCACATCCGGGAAGCTGCGAGCGACCCGCAAGCCGCCAGCGAAAGCTGAGGCGAAGGAGTACCACATCCAGACCGGCACGAGGAACCACCTCGCCCCGGTGCTGCACTACGCCACGATCACCTCGGTGAAGGACCGGGCGCTCGCCGCCCTGTACGAGTGGGAGACGTGGTGCCGTCGACACAACAACGCCGGCATCCCGGCGATCGCCGCGGCACGCGACGAGGTCAACAAGTTCAACGAGGTGCCGGACGGGCAGCGGCACCGCATCGAGTGCGATTTCGATCCAGACGTGACGGGGAGCCACCTCGTCATCATCAAGTGGAAGGGGAAGTGATGGCAGTAGCCAAGAAGTCAGAGCCGGTCGCCGAGGCGCCGGTGGAACCGGAGGCGGTGGAACCGCCGAAGCCGGCGCCGCGCAACGTGATCGAAGCGATCGCACGTGTGGAGCTGGAGATCGGCGGCATCGCCAAGCTGACGCCGGAACAGCGACGGCGCCTCACCGGGGTGGCCGGGGAGAGCGGCGGGATCTCGTTCGCCTACCGTGGCATCGACCAGATCGCGGCCGCCGCGCAGCAGCTGTTCGGCGAGTACGGGGTGGTTCTGGTGCCGAACATCGTCTCGATGGATGTCGAGAAGGTGCTCAAGGGCTTCAACGCCACGGCGGAGAGCACCCAGTGGACCCGCACCACGCTGACGGTCCGCTACGACATGTACGGGCCCGGTGGCGTCGACGACATGATCTCGTCGACCGTGATCGGTGTCGGTGACGACAACTCCGACAAGGGCGCGAACAAGGCGGCGACGGCAGCGTTCAAGAACCTGCTGTTGCGCATCCTCTGCATCGGCGACCCGCAGGACGACACCGACCAGTACCAGGACCCGAACCCGGGCAACGGGCACGCCCCTGCGCCTGCGCCGGCCGACCCGATCAAGGTGCTGTTCGATCGGGTGAAGCAGTACGGGGGCACCCCATTCGCTGACGAGATGATGGATGCGGCGAAGGCGTCGAACCTGAAGCTGACCGAGAAGAACCTGAAGGACAACACGGTCCTGCGCACGAAGATCACCGAGATCCTCGACGCCGCCGACGCGTGGGCCGAGCAGGAACGTGCCCGGGAAGCCGATGAGGCGAACGCGCCGGTGACCGAGGACGCCGCGGTCGAGATGGTCACCGAGATCCTCGGAGCCGAAGCGGTCCAGGCCGGGCTCGACGAGGTCGCCGACGGTGAAGCGAGGGATGCGGGCTGATGGCCGACCAGATCACCCAGGGTGACGTCGAAGCGTTCGTCGACGTCCTCACCCTCATCACCGAACAGTCCGACGAGTACAGCCTCGAAGCGGCGATCACGCTGAAGACCGAACTCGAAGCGGTCATCAAGGCGGCGAAGGAGACGTGCTCGCTGCTGGAGACGCAGATCCGCAAGCAGCTCGACGGCGCCACCACGGCGGTCGTCGGCACGAAGAAGGCGACGCTGAAGCCGAACGCTCCGAAGTGGGAGCCGAACCACGGCAAGATCCGCAAGCTGGTCGTGTCCCGGTCGCTCGTCGACGAAGACGGAGAGCGTGTCGCACTCCCGCAGGAGGCGGCCGAGCAGGCGGTCGAGATCATGTACCAGATGTTCGTCGCCCCGTCCGACATGCCGAAGGCCGGCGCCCTGAAGGCGCTGCGGATCTTCCAGGAAGACGTCGCCGACAAGAAGGACACGGGCGACAAGCTGGTGATCTCCGATGCTGAGTGAGCTCCCGCTCACCCCGGTCGACTACATCTCGCTGCCGCCGTACACGCTGCTCGAGGAGTATCGGGGTGGCGCGCACCACGCGCAGATCATCTACGACATCGAGTCGGCTGCGATCTACGCCTGGAACCGGATGAACAGTTCGGCCGACTGCCTGATGCTCACCGACGCACGCGGGCAGCTGATTCTCGGTCGGCTCGACCGGCTCTACGTGGTGACCGAGGAGATGTTCATCGTCACCCGTCATGTCCTGCCCGACCAGCTGGCCGAGTCGGTCGACGAGTGGGAGATGATGGTCCGTCAGGTGCGGGTGAGTGCCGAGTTCTTGAAGGAGCAGGGCGCATGGCCACTGTGACCTTCGAGGGCTCGTTCCCCGCTGCGCTGTTGAACATGAACGACGGCAACGGCACGCCGTGGGAGCGAAGGCAGCTGAAGGAGCGGCGCGAGGCCTGGCACCAGCTCGGCTGGGCGATGGGCAACTCGCGCCGGCCGAAGCCCCGACCGGTCGGGGTGGCGGTGGTGACGTTGGAGATCGGGACGAACCGCCCGAACCAGCGTCGAGACCCGCACAACTTCATGCCGACGATGAAGTACCTGATCGACGGGTTCACGTCGGCCGGCATCTGGCCCGACGACGACTCGAAGCATGTCCGGACGAACGAGCCGGTGTTCACGACAGCGATCCCACCGAAGACGGTGCGGGTCACGATCCAATGGGAGGAACCCGCATGACGGACGCGGAGAGCCGATGGTGGGATTCGCTCGGCGAGTACATGTTCGACAACGCCTACGGCGTCCCGCACTACGACGTCGAAGCGGTCGGCCTGTTCGTCGTCGAGCAACTGTCGATCGGGCTGCGGCACAGGGTGCTCGACATCGGCTGCGGCCCTGGCCGTCTCGCTCGCGACGTCATCACCCGGTCCGGCTGTGCGCTGGTCGGCATCGATGTGGCGCCGAGCATGGTCACGGTCGCCCAGGATGGCGGGCTCGGGACGTACCTGGTGTCGGACGGCTTCAGCATCCCGGTCATGGGCCCGTTCGATGCGATCTACGCAGTCACCGTCTTCCAGCACATCCGCCACACCATCGTGCGCGGCTACATGCGCCAGGCGCTCGACCGGCTGGCGCCGGGCGGGCGGATGCTGTTCAGCTACGCCGACGGCGACGAGGAGGGGTTCCTCTCCCATCAGGCGACGACGGCGAGCATGATGGCGTGGATGTACGAGGCCGGCTTCGGCAACGTGCGCCAGGTCCCCACCCCGCCCACTCATCCCGCCTGGGGTTGGATGATCGCCGAGGCCCCCCGATGACCGACGAGATCTACGCGGCGACGTCGTGGCCGACGAACGCCGACATGATGGTCGACGTCGTCCGGCTCGGGATCATCCGACCGACCGACTCGGTGATCGACATGACCTACGGGCGGGGCATCTGGTGGAAGAAGTACACCCACCCCGGAGAGTTCGTCGCGATGTGCGGCATGGCGAAGCATCAGCCACCGCCGGCCGACAACGTGACGGCGATGGTCGGCTTCGACTTTCGCGACACCCGCCTGCCAGACGCCCTGTTCAACGTCGCCTGCTACGACCCGCCGTACGTGTCGAAGGGTGGTCGCGAGACGTCGACGATCCCCGACTTCGATGGCCGCTACGGGCTCGTCGAAGCCCCGTCGACCCCGCGGGACCTCCACGACTACAACGCCGACGGCTTCCGTGAGGCGGTCCGGATCACGAAGCCGGGCGGCTTCATCCTCGTGAAGTGCATGGACTACATCAGCTCAGGGAAGCTGCAGATGGGGTCGGTGTGGATGTACGAGGAGGCCGAGTCGATGGGCATCCAGGTCTACGATCGTCTGATACACGTTGGGTCACCCGGCCCGCAACCGAAAGACAACCTCGACGGCTCTGCCAGACGGCAGGTCCACGCCCGCAACAACTACTCGACCCTCTGGGTCTTCAAGAAGCCCGGGAGGCGACGCAAGTGAGCAACCGACCAGCACACCGCACCTACGATGAGAGCGGCCTGATCGCTCTCCGATTCATCAAGCGGATGGTCGCCGAGCGCGGCTACCCGCCGTCCCGGCAGGAGATCGCCGAGGAACTCGAGCTTTCGTCCAAGAGTTCGACGCAGCCGATCATGGAACGCCTTGTCGAGCGCGGCCTGCTGCGGGTCGCGAACGGCGACTACAAGGCCCGCAACCGGGCCATCACCATCACCGAGGCCGGCATGAAGGCCATCACAGAGGAGGCAGGAAGTGCCTGACAACACCATCACCATCGTCGGGAACATCACCCGCGACCCGGAACTCCGGTTCACCACCGGCGGCAAGGGCATCGCCAGCTTCGGGCTCGCGTGCAACCGGCGCTGGCAGCAGAACGGCGAGTGGCAGGAGAAGGTGTCGTTCTTCAACGTCACCGCCTGGGACACGCTCGGCGAGAACGCTGCGGCCAGCTTCACGAAGGGTGACCGGGTCATCGTCACCGGCCGCCTCGAGCAGCGCGAGTACGAGACGAAGGAAGGCGAGAAGCGCAACGTCGTCGAGATCGTCGCCGACGAGATCGGTGCGTCGATCAAGTGGGCGACCGTCACGGTCCAGCGCACCGAGCGCACCTCGCAGGGCGGCGGCGCCCGCAAGGGTGGTGGCCGACAGCCGACCGGCGAGCCGGTGTACGGCGACGAGGAGCCGTTCGCCGACCTCGGCGCTCACCGCTTCGAGTTCCGGAACATGGCGGCTGAGCTGTGATGGACATCGAGACGATCCACACCCTCGCCGCCGACGCCACCCGGGCAAGCGGCAACCGCTACACGGCGAAGCGCCGGCTGCTCATCGACACCCTGTTCCGGCTGGGGGAGGCGACGGTGCCGCAGATCCTCGAAGCGGAGCCGGGCCTCGCTCAGTCGTCGACGTACCGCCAGCTGCTCGAGTTCTTCAACTGCGGGCTCACCCGCTACCTCGGCCGGACCGGGATCCACGCTGTGTGGGTGCTCGCTCCGACGGTGAAGCGCTGCGACTGCTGCGGCCAGATCCTGATCGGAGAGTCGTGAGCGACAATCGCGACGAGACGCCGGGCATCCGCATGGTGCCCGAGGCAGTGATGCCACCGCAGATCACCTCCCACTACGTCGAGTCGTGTGCGATGCACTCCCGGTCGCAGGGCTGGATCCCTGCGGTGCGGCTGCTGATCGAGCTCGAAGACGGGACGGGGATCGTCGGCGTCATCACTTCGGCCGACGTGCCCGCCCTTCAGGCTGCGCTCGGGACCGCGGCTGCGAGGGCCGTGCTCGACGTCGCCATCTTCGAGGTCGAAGGGCCGCGGCCATGAGCGACACGTCCGAGCGGCTGGAGCGGATGCGGAAGCTGAACGACATGCGGCGCGAGTCGCCCGACGTCGCCGCGATGGTGCGGGGGGTGCTCGCCGCCGAGGAGCTGGAGTCGCTGTCCGGGCTCGTCGAGCGCGACCCGGAGGTGTTCGATGCCCTGTACGAGATGTGCGAGGAGTTCCTCGGGCTCGAGGTCTCCAACCCCGACCAGTGGAGGCTGTGATGAGCTGGGATGCCGACCTGTCGTGTGACTGTTGTGGTCACGACGTGGGTGAGTGGAACTACACCCACAACACGAACGGGATGATCGCTGCTGCCCGCGAGGCGATCGGTCATGCCGACGCCCACGAGTTGGGCAGCACCCACCCGATCATGCAGGCCATCGGGCCGCCCTGGTGGAAGGTGCTCGACGGGATGTCGGGGGCCGCTGGTGCCCGCTACCTGGGCGACATCATCACCTCACTTGAGGCTGACCCGGAGCGGTACCGGGCGATGAACCCCGAGAACGGCTGGGGGTCGTACGACTCGCTGCTCGGCATACTGCGGGACATGCGGGACCACTCGGCCGCGGAGCACCCGATGACGTGGCGGTGCTCGGGATGATCGTTCGGCTCACCGACAAGCAGTACAAGACGTTCGGGAACTACGTGCCCGACGACATCGCCCACCTGTTCACCCACGACTCGTGGCGAACCAACGACACGACCGTCGATGTCCGGGCGCCGTATGTGGCGTGGGAGATCGCGCTCGAGGGGATCTCCCACCGACTGTTCGTGCAGGGCTTGGGTAGAAACCCCGGCGATCGGAAGCGGATGAAGTCGCTGTTGATGCGGATCTCGAAGCCGATGAACGTCATCCTGATGCATCCGGCGCTGCGGGGGCAGGCGATGGTCGGGTCGCTGATGGACATCTTCTGCGGCTGGCCGATCGAGCAGGACCGGTTCGGCCGGCGGTGGTTGCCGTCGATCCGCAACGTCACCACCGCGCTGCCCGACGCCCACTTCCAGATGCTCACCCCGCAGTGGGGGTTCATCAACGGCGCCGAGTACACCGAGTGGACGTGGGCGAACCCGGTGGTCGCGCCGCCGCTGTGGATCTACGCCCCGCCGCTGAACGAGGCGCTCAACCAGCGAACAGCGCTTCCAACCCTCCGTCCAGCATCGCCATCTGGCGCTCCAGGCTGATCGTCGGCATGTCGACACCCGGGATGAACATCTCGGTGGCGCCGTGGCCGAGGAGCTCCATCGTCGCGTAGGCGGCGGTGTCGATCTGGTCGTCGTGCTTCGGCTTGCGGCCGTCGCCCATCATGCCGGCGTGCTCGGTGATGAACGCCTGCACATCCCAGCCGACCGAGCCCTTGTTCGGCAGGTGGAAGTTGCCCTTGTGGACCTCGGCTGAGTACGGGGTGGCGCGCGACTCCTTGTCGCCCTCGGCCTTCGCCGGGTCAACGACGTGGCCGATGAGCAGCCGGCGCATCGACTCGGTGACCGTCTTGCCCGAGCCGCCCTTCTCCTCCTCGAACATCACCTTCACGCCGAAGCCGTCGAGCGCAGCCACGCGTTCCACTTCGTCGTAGACGGCACCCGAGTTCTTCCTGAACCGGCGCACGTCCAGCACGTAGAACTTGCGGCCCTTGCGTCCGACGAGCGTGCCGACCGTCCAGTCGCCGCCGCCGTCGGTCGCGGCGATGTCCCAGACGCGCACTGCCTTGTCCATGTCGTCGACGTTGATCTCGGCCGGGTCGTAGAACTGCCACTTCTCCCGAGGGAACATCCCACCTTCGCGTGACGACGGCCGCTGCTGGTACAGGCACGACCAGGTGAACACGTCCATGCTCGACCGCGCCTTGCGGAAGAAGTCGGACGGGTCGCGGCCGGGGATGCGGGAGAACCGGCAGTCGAGCACCTCACCTTCGAGCCGGCCGAGGATGTCGCGCCACTTCTCCTGCTCGTCGTCGGTGAGCTCGACGTCGTCGGGCGGCATCGCGAACGCCGGGAACTCGAGCACCTCCCACTGCGGGCCGTCGTAGCCGGGCTCGGCCATGCGTGCCTGCAGGGCGCCCGACAGGTCGTCTTCGGCCCAGCGCGTCGCGATGATGATGACGGTGCCGCCCGGCTGCATGCGCCGGTTGATGGTGCCGTCCCACTCTGCGAGGTGCAGCTTCTTCGTGGCGACCGACGCCGCCTCCTGCGCGTTCTTGATGAGGTCGTCGATGATGATGACGTGGCCGGGCTTGCCGGTGATGAGGCCGCCGATGCCGACCGAGAGCATGCCGCCACGGTGGCCGGCGATCCGCCAGTCGGTGGCGGTCTGGAAGTCGGGATCGATCGAGGTGCCGAACAGCTCCTGGCCGTACACGTTGTGAAGGCCTCGCACGTCCTTGCCGCGTGCGGTCGAGAAGTCGTCGGAGTACGAGATGTACATCAGGTTCTTGTCGGGGAACATCCCGGTCACCCAGAACGGCAGCAGCATCCCGCACCAGCTCGACTTCCCGGTCTGTGGCGGGGCGTTGATGATGATGTACCGTTCGTGCGTGTCGTCCGCGATGGCGTCGATGACGCGCTGCTCCATGTAGGAGATCCACGGGTACAGCACCCACGGGTGACCGAAGATCCGTTCGCCGTAGTGGATGCCGATCGCCGAGGGCAGGGCAATCTTCTTGAGGTGCTCGAGTTCGTCAGTCGTCGCCATCGTCGTCTTCCACCAGTTCGGCCTCGATGATCTCCTCGACGCCCTGGTTGAGCGCCTGCATGCCGCTGGCCCCATGGGTGGCGAGGAGCGCTCGGGCTGCTTCCTTCACGGACTCGACGGACTGGATGGTGACGGTGGCATCGGTGCGGACCTCGATGCGCTTCACGTCACGCCAGCGGTCGGCGCGCCGGTTGAACAGCACCATCGTGATCGCCGCCATGTTGCCCTCTTGGGCCTTGCGGACCAGGGTTGCTTCGACGGTGTCGATGCTGCGCTCGATGGATGCAGAGACGAGTTCAGCGAACTCGGGGTCGGCCATGATCTCGCGGACCTTCTTCGGGTTCCACTGGAGTTCGTGGCCGGCGAGGAGCGGGGGGCAGCCGTTGGCGACGCGTTCGAGGAAGGTCTCCTTCTCCGCGATGTCCAAGAACATCTGGTCGTCGAAGCCGCCGTCGCTCATGCTTCGATCCACCGCCACACGATGAGCGACCCGGAGCAGGCGGCCAGCCACACGAACACGGGCAGCGGCACGCTGACGTACGCGTCGGCGGTAGCGGTCGCGCCGGCCGCCACCCAGACGGAGAAGCAGAACGGGCAGGTGAGCAGTTCGTACACCTTCAGGCGCAGCCCTCGACCGGCGAGCAGCCACCCGTAGATGGACGCCCGCGGCGCTTCGATGAGCGAGTCGGTGATGAAGAAGCGGGTCACCCGGTAGGTGACGAGCGACAAGACGGCGATGAGCATCAGCACGTCTGGCACCCTCGCGGTTCGATGCGGACCGTGATGCGGGCCTCGCCGACCTTGACGCCCCCTTCGCCGATCAGCTGGGCGGAGGTGCCGGTCGCTTCGATGCGGCCGTCGCGCAGCTCCTCGACGGTGGCGTTGGTGAGGGTGTCCATCTCCTCGAACCGGCCCTTCGTCGGGTTGTAGGTCGAGACCTTCACCGTGTCGCCGAGGATGCTGAGCATGGACCGGCGCGAGGTCTGGTCGTCGTTGATGCCGCCGATCCACTGGACGGGGCCCTTGTAGGTGCTGTTCATGGAAACATGTTAGGCGGCGTCGGCGGCGTCGGCCAGCGCTCGGAGGCGAGGAATCCATTGCTGCAGCGGGACGCCTTCCTCCTCGGCGAGAGCGATGAGCGCCTCGAAGTCGTCCTGCTTCGCGAGCCACGTCAGGTCGATGATCTTCATCGACCACGTGCCGGCCAGCATCCGGGCCCGCACCGCGTAGGTGGCGCAGGCGTACTGGACGGGGCAGGAGTGGCACGACATCAACGCCAACTCGATCAGCTCCGAGCCGCGCAGGGTGACCTTGCGCCCGCCGTCGACGATGGTGACCCGCTGCTTCGGGTCGAACTGCCAGGGCGTCGGGGTGAGTTCGTCCTCGGCGTTCCAGCCTCGGCACTTCCCACGTGACGCCCAGGTGCGATCGTGTTCGTATGCGGCGGTGATCAGGACACCGAGTTCTTCGATGTCGCCGTCACACAGCTTGAGCCTGGTCAACTGGCGCGTATCATACCGATGTGGGAGATCCATCGGAGGGACCGGACGCCAGGCGCCGCAAGGTGTACATGCTGGCGAAGCAGCTGGGGATGACCCGCGAGGACCGGGTCCAGTTCGCCGAGGTGCTGCTGTGGAAGGACGTCGGGTCGTGGAAAGACCTCGTCGACGAGGACATCCAGCGGCTGCTCGACGCCTTCGAGGGCTACGCGCTGATCAGCTACCTGCGTACACAGCAAGAACCGCCTCGTCGCACAGAGCCGACGTCGGGACGTTCTCCAGCGACGACGACCTGATCTCCCGGGCGTAGGCGGCGGCCTCGACCAGTTTGTCCTTGCGGAACAGCCGTTCCTGGTCGGTGCCTCGGGCGACGACGTAGATGGAGCGGCCGGCGTACGGGCCGGTGCTGTGCAGCTTGGTGCAGTCCGGGTACGCGGCCAGCCGGTAGGAGCCCTGGCTGCTCGGGCGAGTCGTTGTGACGCTCACGGCGTCACGCTTCTTCCCTCCGCCTCAACCCATCAGAGCATCACCCTCTACGGTTCGTGGACGACGGTGAGGCGAACCTGTGCGGCCGAGCCACGCAACGAACCGGCGAGAGCCGGGTCGAGCACCTCGAGACGATCCGCGGCGAGACGAGACAGCTCGGTGAGGTCGTCGACCACCGAAGCGGGGACCACAACCATGCGTCCGTCGAGTGCGTTCATGCCCCCCATCATGCACGATTCGTTTGCGGTGCGCAAACGGGGATTACGGGATGGGTGGGCGTGCTGGGTGGGCAGCAGCAGCCTGATCGCCTGGAATCGAGCCCAAGCGATCAGGCTGCGGACCCTGCCGACGGGGTCAGCTGCCGCCACCGATGCCCTTCGAAGGGGCGATCTTCGTGTCGATCGCGTGCGGCTTCCACAGGGAGATGTAGCCGACGTTCGCAGTGATGAACGAGATGACCGCGAACAGCAGCATCTCCTTGGTGAACAGCGCCGAGCCGTCTGCCTGTGTGGCCGCCACGACGAAACCGTTGACGGCGGCGAGGAAGGCGGTGACGAGCTGCTTCACGGTCGGGGATGCGGTCACCTTGGTGAGCAGCGCCGTGACGAGCGGGATCAGGTAGCTGATGAGCAGCGTCACGAGGAACGCCGACAGGGTGATGGTGGTGGTCATGCTTCTCCTTCAGTCCCCGCCACTGGCGGGATCGGTAACTGGGATCTCTCCGGACGGCCGTTCGTTCTCGAGCTGTTCGAGTCGCTGGTCACCGGACACGATGTGACGCCGGACCTCGTCCAGCTGCCGTTCGAGGCTGGCCAGACGCGTCAGGCATCGCTGCTCCGCCTCCTGAGCTCGACGGGCCTCGTCGCGGGCGAGGCGCGCGTCTTCTCGAGCGGCGCTGGCCGCCGTCTGCGCTTCGGCGGAGGCGGTCCTGGCGTGCTCGGCATCGGCCCTGGCGTCAGCTGCGTCTTCGCGTGCGGCGTTCAGCACGGCGCGCCAGCCGTCGCCCTGCTGCCAGAACGTCCGGAAGACCAGGAGTAGAACCGTGCCGGCGATGCTGAGCCCGATGATGCTGGAGCCGTCAAGTGTTTCGGCGAGCATTGTTCTCCTTGCGGTTACCCACCGCGATAGACCACGGCAGGATCGACTCCTGAAAGGCGACGAAGCCGAGGACTGCTGACATGATCCAGGTGGAGGCGGCGATCGTGAACGAGGCCAAGGTGGGTCCGTGCAGATGTCCGCTCAGCACTTCGTTGAAGATGGCGATGCCGCGGCCGAGTGAGCAGAACACGACAAGGGATCCCGCCGTGGCGACGACGGACCGCCGAGGGAAGACCGCCACGGCGACTGAGGCGGCGGCGGCGGCCATGGCGAAGACAGCCCACCAGCTGGCCCACAGCAGATAGTCGGGCGGGTAGACGAGGGTGCGTTGCGCGGTGATGCCGAAGCTGATGGCGAGGATGCCGAGCACGAATCGGGGATGTATGTGGAGTCCACTCATACGATGGGTGTTCCCGCATAGTGGTTGATGTCTGCACGCTTCATCCAGAACGGGGTGGCGAGCGTGCCGTACTGCGGGTGGACCTCGAACAGCTTGTAGTCCGGGTGCTTGTAGAACGCGTTGAAGTCGGCCTCGGAGCGGAGATGGCTGATGGACACGCCGTTCCAGACGCCGCGCCATCCGTTGGTGCGGTCCTCATCGATGCCGACGACGACGATCAGGTTGGGCATGGCAGGGTCCTCCGGGTTCGGCGGGATGGTGGGGAGCAGGTTGAGCAGCTCGACTTCGAAGACGTCCCACGGGAAGTTCGGGCCGACGTCGGTGTGGTCGGTGTCGCCCCACGCGTCGGAGACGTCGCCGTGGTCGCAGTACCCGCTGTCGCCGGCGAGCAGCTGGTTCGGGTTGAGGCGCACGAGCGGGAAGCCGTCGACGAGGTGCTTCTCGTAGACGAACTTGGCGGCGCCCCGGATGTGGTTGTAGCTGATCTGGTCGAGCCAGGCCTCGCGCGTCTGCGCTGCACGGCCCGGGATGCAGACGTGCCAGTGTGTCTTGTTCAGCGGCGGCGCCGCGTACGGGCCCGCCTGGGCGGTGGCGACCTCGATCCATCCGCCGACTCCATCGGTGACCCCGTGGTAGCCGGACCCGTACCTGCGAGGCGGGTTCGACCCAGGAATCACCCGGTCGCCGGGCAGCTTCAGGAAGGCGACGAGCGAGCCGGCGGCGTAGTCGCTGGACTCCGCGGTGTGCAGGACGACGCCGGCCTTGCGGGTCGTGGACACGACCGAGTAGCGATCCGGGTGGAGGAGCATGCCCATAGTGTGTCACTGGACGGGGCGATAGGTCGCCCCGTCGGGTCAGCTGGGGGTTCGCCAGTACGCCCAGAACTTGGCGTTGACGCCAGCAGCGTTGATGGCGCCGCCGCTGTTCTGGTAGGCCTGGAGCTCGACGTAGTCGCCTGCCACCAGCGTCAGATCGTCGTGGCCGTTGATGATCGTGCCCTGGCTGGCGTTCGGAATCTGGTGGTATCCGTAGCGCGTCGCTGCACCGTTGACGATCAGCCAGCAGGTGGTGATGTTGGCCGCAGCGGCGAAGTCGACCTGGTAGCCGACGTGGTAGATCCCGCCGAGCCCTGTCGGGACGGTCAGGCGGGAGGTGTTCACGGAGGTGCTGTGGAAGGCGTCGGCGTCTTCCACTTCGGAGTCCCAGAGGACGGTGGTGTTGGTGTTGTTCGCAAGCGAGAACGTCCCGGTGCGCGTCACGCGTACTCGCGGCGCGCTTCCACCCATGAGGATCCAGTCGGTGCCGCTGTAGTACCAGAAGCGGTTGGTGTCGGTCTCGAAGATGACCCGGCCTTCGTACAGGCTGGTGCCGGTTGGGCGCGTCGACGAGGTGACGACGAGGACGTTGCCGATGTTCGAGAAGGAAGCAGGAAGGCAGCTCATGAGTAGCGGTCCACCATCCGGTAGCGGCCAGAGACGATGACGACGTCACTGACGGCCCAGGTGAACGGGATCGTCGACGACAGGTTCACGTTGCGAGCGTAGGTGCCGGACGCGTCGACAGCCGTCGGCGTGACGGTCGTGGTCGTGGTCGCGTACGCCGAGCCAGCGAAGCGCAAGATGCCGGACGCGTCGTAGAAGAACGACGAGGTGCCAGATTCGACGTCGTTGGCGCTGCCCTGGTACGCAAAGGGCAGCCCGACCACGAGGGCGCCCATGGTGGGAGCTGTGCCGAGTGTGATGCGAACCCAGAAGTCGACGAACCCGTCGGAGCGGTGTCGGGAGCCCTCGACGGTGCCGCCGCCACCGACGGTGAGCCCGGACGTCGTGGGAGTGTAGGTGCTGGGCGGCTCGGCCATCACGACCCAGCCGGTGCCGTCGTACATCAAGGTTCGGGCGGTGTCCGATTCGAAGATGTACTGGCCGGTGTAGCGGTTCGAGCCGGTCGGGCGCGTCGACGAGGTCACGTACATGACCTTGCCGATGAAGTCACCTCGGAGGCTGGCGTTGCAGGACATCGCCGTCAGTCTCTCACGCGTCGACGGTGGAGGTCATGCGGCGACGTAGGTCAGGTGGCCGTGCCACTGATCATTGACCGCCCACGTCCACGGGCTGCCGGCTCCGAGCGCCGTGTTCGTGCCGATCGGGGCGGTCGCCGGGTAGTAGAACACGACGGATGTCGCCGAGAAGGTGTAGATCGTGCCTTCGCACGCGTTGCTGGTGTTCGAATCGAAAGCCCACCACTTGCCGGCGTGCTTGTAGGTGGTGTTCGCGTCGACCGGCAGGGTCATCCCGTAGAACCCGGACCCAGGGCTGTACCCGGAAGCCATCGTGATGCTGAACCACATGTTGACCATGTCGTCCTGGCGCACCCACACGGCTGTGAGGGTCGTGGCGGGGGTGGTGTTGCCGGGCTCGTAGCCGGTCGGGTTCGAGCCCGAACCGGTGAGCGACGGGGAGAAGCCGACCTTCGTGCTCGAGGGCGCGTAGCGACGGAGGCCAGCTTCGCCGAGTTGGCCTCCGCGCAGATTGTTGGCCAGGGCGTCGAAGGTGAACTTAGCCTTCACTCGAGGTACCGGTTCCCGGTGTATGGGGGCGACGGGTCGACCCAGCCGTCGGGCAGCGTGCCGTCCCATTCTGCGGTCGGGGTGAGGCTGACCGTGACGCGTTCGGCGAGCGCGCCGCCGTCGCCGACGCCGACCTCGACATCGAGACGCTCGAGGCGGGCGGTCGTGATCGTTTCGCTCGACACGGGGGTCGGCATCCACGCGTAGCGGTCGACGAACTGGTCGACGAGGATCTCCTCGGTCCACCAGTAGCGGTACTCGAGGACGGTCCCGACGTAGGGGACGTCAAAGCCACAGGTGTCCTCATAGTCGATGTCGATGATCGCCCCGGGAACGAGGTTCGTCAGGTCTTCGCTGAGATGGCGGGCACCAAAGTTCTCGGACAGGATCACCTGTTCGATCGTGAACTGGGGGGTGGCGGTCTGCGCGGCGAGGACCTGGGTGTAGACCTCGAGCTGCGTGGTGAACCCGTCGGAGATCCAGCGAGGATCGACCTCGGAGGTGCGGTCGAAGGACTGGCCGACTTCGAGGGTGCAGCTGAGGAACTCGCCTGCGTACGGGAACTTGGCGGACGTCACCGGATAGCCAGACTTGCCGGTGCCGAGCGAACCGCCGTACGCGATGGTCGACTGGGCGAGGCAGTCGACTTCGATGCCGGGCAGGTCGATGGTGGTGACTTCGTCGAGCACCGGGCGGTTGCCGATCGGGCCGAGCAGCGCCCGCACCGCGGCCTCGTCGACCCACAGCACGTCGCCGATCATCGTGAAGAAGATCGCGTCCTGAGCGACCAGCTGAGTGAGGGCGTCGTAGACGCGCTCGAGCCGATCGACGAGCACGGACGAATCGAGCTCGATGGTGTAGCGACTGTCGGCGCCGGCAAGGACGGGCGGCGGGTCGGGGGGCACGAACTCGGTGAGGTCGGGAACCGTGAACGGGTACGGGTCGATCCCGAGCGTGCCGATCGCCGCGTCGACGATGACGTTGCGGAACAGCACGCCCGGGTCCTGCAGGCCGGTACGGTCGAGGGCGACGAGACGCTTCCAGGTGAGCACGAACCGGTCGTGCCCTCGGATGGTGACGGAGCGGTCGCCGCCGTTCGCGATCGACGGGCGCGACCAGCCGGTGATCGGCCCGTCCCAGACGACAGCACCGTTGCGTTCGATGCGGATCATCTGCGACCAGCCGCGCAGCCCACCGAAGACGCTGCAGCAGCCGATCCCGCCGTCGGCTTGGGCGATGGTGACGCTCGCGGTCGACACGTCGTTGCGGACGCGCGACCATGTGATCCGGGACCAGGGGACCTGGAAGATCGTCTGCTGCGTGAGCGAGTCGACAATGAACGCCTCGTACTCCTCCGGGCATCCAAGGACGCCCATCAGCAGCACCCCCAGCGCGACGCCGATTCGATCTCGACGGTCCAGGTCGACACGAAGTCGTCGGCGACACCGGCGAAGCTGTTGTACAGCCCGGCGTAGACCGGCTCGACGTACACGCACCCTGAGTTGCAGGCGACGAACGACCACCAGCGCTTCACGGCCCGCATCTGGCGGGCCAGGTAGCGGCTGCCGTCCTGCCATTCCTCGCCGGACATCTGCTGCCGGTACCGGATCGAGCGGGCCGCCATGTCGATGACGATCTCCATCCCTGCGGCCTGATAGCCGGACAGGATCAGCTCACCAACCTTCGGTGACTGGCATGGGTCGCAGGTCGGCGCTCCGTTGTATTGGGCGAGGCCGAAGATCCGCAGGTCGGGCACGTGCTTCGGGGTGCCCGACGTCGTCGACTCGTATGGCGAGGTGATCGTGATCTTCGGGGCGACGCTGCCGTAGTCGGGGACGACGAGGGTGGCCGACACCTGCCGGTCCGTGCCTGCCCAGCCGGCGCAGGCCACTTCGGAGGCGGCGGGCTGCGAGCCGACGAACCCTGCGGTCGACGTGGCGGTGGTGCCAGCAGCGATCGTGCCGTAGATGCACGGGTCGCCCGCACCAAGGGTGAAGCTGACGCGACGGATGTAGCAGCCGGCGTCCACGGCGGGGGCCGCTTCCCAGGTGGGACCGTCGAGAAGGGCAACGCGCCGCATCCGACCCCAGCCATCCTCGAACTCAGAGGCGATGTAGTGGGTGAGCACCGGGCACTTCTCGCGCAGGTACAGGTCCTGCGACCCGCACGCGGTGCAGCAGTTGAGGAGCTGCTGTTCGAGCCACCGGAACAGGTAGTTGAGGCCCCGTTCGCTGGTGCCGAGCAGCAGCAGGTTGATCTTCATGGTGCGGTGCTTGTGGCTCTGCGGCCCGAAGTAGGCGCCGCCGCGCAACGCGCCGACCGGGGTGACGGACCGGGCGTGGTGGGCGCCGTCGAGCCCGGTCCATTCCTCGATGTAGAAGCCGAGCGCTTCAGCAGCGTCGATCGACGAGTTGTCCCACGGGTTCGTCGCTTCGAACGTGACGGGCTGCCAGACGGTGGTCGCTTCGGAGCCGCCGCCGCCGAGCGCCCAGGTCTCGATCGTGTTGTCGGTGCCGGTGAAGATGATGCCGAGCGCGTCGACGAAGTGATCTTCGTTGGAAGCGCCGGTGCTCGTGACGACCGGGAGGACGGCGGCATAGCGAGCAGTGGCCGGCGCCGCGATCGAGTACGAATGCTCGGTCCATCCGGTGGTGGTGTCGACGATCGACCCGGTCCAGTCGTCACTGATGTAGGTACCCGAGATGTCGTACCAGCGGACCTGGACGCGACAGGTGCGCGCCGAAACGGCGGCACGGAAGCGGCAGGTGATCGTGTAGTAGTAGCCGGGAATCACCGACACGCCCGACAGGCCCTGCAGGGTGCGGGCGCCCATCGTGCCGCCGGCCGCTGAGCGCAGACGGAACGAGGCGACCCCGTCGTATGCCTGGGTGGTCTGGCGGGTGACCGCACAGTTCGAATCGGTCTCGAAGCCGGTGGTGTCGGTCTCGGCCGACGACTGGTTCGCGGTCAACAGGTTGGTGACGCACACCGGCTCCCACGCGAGCGCCTCACAGCCGGCGTAGGCGAGCACGTTGGAGAACTGACCGGGCCCACACAGCGCCGCCGCCTCGAGGTTGTAGGCGAGACGCGCGCCGTTGACCAGTTCGGTCGGGTTGCCGTCAGGGTCGGCGAGGTACAGCAGCTGCTGGTGGTAGGTCGTCATGGGATCAGTGCCGCCGCTGCCTGTGCGTTGGCGACGGCGAGCGCGACTGCCTGCGGGTCGCCGTCGGGGAGGTTGATGATGAAGTTCTGGACCGGCTTGAACCGCACGGGGTCAACGGTAGTCGCGTCGGTCTCGTCGCCCGGCTTCGGCGTCGGGGTGGCGGTGCTGGCCGTGGTGCCCAGGCTGTTGACCTGGTCGATGAACGCTGCGATCGCCTCGTCGGACAGGCCGAGCGTCGCGATGAGCGCGAGCAGCTCGTCCTGGTTGAAGCCGAGGTTCGTTGCCGTGGTCACCAGATCGTCGACGTAGGCCTGCAGCTTCGCCGACACCTGATCGAGCGGCACGCCCTGGGCGATGAGGGTCTCGCCGAACTCGGCGATGGCGTCAAGGCTCGTTGTGAGCGCCGAGACGTTGGAGGCGCCGAACACGGTGCTGGCGTCGAGGCTGAAGACGCTGGTGCCTGCGATCTCGCGCTCGGCTGCGGTCAAGTCCTTCAGCTTCTTCGCGTTGACCTCGAAGATCTGCGACACGTTCGAGTCGAACGTCGACAGGAACCCCTGGAGCCCCTGGGTGACGTCGGCCTGTGCGCCTGCGATGCCACCGGCGTTGCCGCCTGCGATCACCTTGTCGCTGCCAGTGAGCCCACCGAACAGCTGGGCGGCTGCGCTCGCGGTCGCGTTCTTCAGTGGGTCGCCGAGCTGCCCGATCTTCTGGAGCGAGTTGGTGACGGCGGTCGAGATGACGTTGCTGATGTCGGCTTCGCTGTCGGCGAGCCCGTCCGCGATGGCCTGGCCGATGTCCTTGCCGAACTCGTACCCGGTGCTGGTGGTCCCGGCAGTGCCGGCCATCGCCGACAGGGCGAGCTGATTCGCAGCCTGAGACACGACGGCGCTGCCCTCGCGGATGCCGAGCGCGAGACCCTGACTGATGAACCGGCCCATCTCCGTCGTCACCCTGGAGGGCGAGCCGAACTCGAAGACGCTATCGAACGCTGCGGCGACCGACCTGGCGACGGCGGCCGCTGCGTCGGCTGCCTTCTGGGCGCGAGCCCGCAGGCCCCGCTCGAAGCCATCTGCTGTGAGTCGGCCTGCCCGCTCGCCGGCCGCGCCGCCCTGGCGCGCCAGGGTGTCGGCGGTGCTGTTGAGGCTGGAGGCGTCGAGCTCAGCCTTCACCGGGATCGGCTCGGCCAGGCCGGCGGCGAGCTGGTCGTAGATGTTGACCGTATCGAGGACCGGCACGGCGTTGGCGATGCCGTCGTTGTAGGCAGCGGTGATCGCGTCGCGCAGCGCCTGGTCCTCGACGCCATCGAGCGCCGCGCCAAGGATGCCGAGAGTGGCAGCGGTGAGGCTGGCCTCGTCGAAGATGACGCCTTCGTTGATGCCAGCTTCGGTGACGCCGGACAGCTTCGTCTTCAGGTCTTCGAGGGCGATGTCGAGCGCCGCCTGGTCGACGATGCCGCCACCGACCTTGAGGTCGGTGAACTGGCCGGCGACCGCGACGACAGCGGCATCGAACGAGGCGGCAAGACCCTGCGGGTCCCGGTTGCCGAAGATCGAGTCGATCGCAGCCGACACGGCGTCGGCCTTGATCTTTGCGTCCTCGAGCGCCCGACCCATCGACTCGGTGAACCGAGGGGTCGCCTCGGTCTCGACGACCTCGCGCAGCCCCTTGTACCCGTCGGCGAACGGCCCGAACTTGTCGGACGCCTGGTCGATGCTGAGCCCGATCGACGAGAACAGCTTGGGCGTCGTGACCCCTGCGAATGCCGTCTCGGCGTTGGCGAGCGCAATCGCGTCCTTCAGCGCGACGTACGCAGCGGTGACCGCGTCGACGGCCTCCTGGTTCTCGTAGATCGCCGTGGTGTTCGGTTCATTGAACGGATTGAAGTCGACGTCGAAGAACCCGCCGTTACTCGTGGACGACACCTGCTGGCCGCCCACCCTGGCGATCAGATCGTCGAACGCGTCGCCGCCCTCGCGGAACGCAGCGATGACGTCCTGCTGCTTGATGCCCAGCTCGGTCAGCTGTGGCAGGATGCTGAGGAGCTGCTCCTTCAGGGCAGCGCCGAGCGCCGAGTCGGAGGCGTTGTCCAGGGCCTCCTTGAGGTCGATGGCTCCATCCTCGCCCGCCTTCAGCCCGTCGGCGAGGTCGTTCTGCAGGGCATCGGCGAGCGAGCGCGCTGCAGCCTCGGCGTCTTCGGCGGCCTTCTGAGCCTTGCCGAGCGCCGTACCGATCAGGGCGGCGCCACCACCGACGACGGCGGCGACGGGCCCGCCGATCGCCGCGCCGGTCAGCGACGCCGAGATGACGCTGATGAGTCCGCTGCCGCCGGCCGAACCTTCGGCCTTGCCGCCGATGAACCCGCCGACGCCCGAGACGATCGCCGAGCCGATGACGGCGCCGATCGCTGCGCCCTGCGACTTGGCGATCTGAGTCAGCTCGGAGAGCCCGGAGCGGAAGCCGGTCGCGATCTGGCCTGCGCCGAACTTCACCCGGTCGCGGAAGCTGACCGTGAACTGGTCGCCCGCCACCGCTCCAGGGCGCTTGAACAGCGGGGCCTGGCGGGTGCCGGCCGATGCGAACTCGGCGAGGGCGGCGGCGATGCGGGTGCCGGCGTTCTGGAACGCCTGGCTGAACGCCGTACCGATCTGGCGGAAGCCGCCCGCGACCTGCGAGCCTCGCGCTGCGACGGTGGCGAACCCTCGCGAGACGGTGTCGCGGCACAGGATCCCCTTCAGGGTCGCCTCGTCGATGCCGTTCGTGATCTTCGCGATCTCGGCTCGGGCTGCGGCGAACCCGGCAGGGCTCAGCTTCACCTGGCTGTTCGACCCGAAGGCACGCAGCTTGCGCTGCAGATCGTCGAGCTCAGCGAACGCGCTCTTGAACACCGAGGCCGACGCCCGTGCACCGCCGCCGCCGAGACCACCGATCCCGCTAAACAGGCCGTTGGTGAAGCCGCGGGCCGACGGCAGCCGGGAGGTGAACCCCTGAGCGAACGCGCCGGCGCCGTCCTGACCGAGCGTGCGGAAGCCGCGCAGCAGTCGCGGGAGGGCGAAGGCGGCGGCGAGAGCGACGGCGATGATCTGCGGGTCGAACGCAGCCTTGGCCAGGTCGCCGAACGCTCCGCTGACCAACGATGCGAGGCCGGGCAGGTTCTGGATGAAGGCCCGACCGAAGCCTTCGATGAACCGGATCGCGACGAGCGCTGCTGCGGCGGCGATGGCGGCGAGGGCGGTGACGAACTTCGGGTTGGTGACGATCGAGCCGATCGCGAAGCCGATGGTCTCGACGATCTGCAGCGCACCCTTGCCGACCTCGAGCAGGTTGGCCTTCGTGAAGATCCCCTTGAAGAAGGCGAGGATCCGCTCACCCACGGGCTTCAGCGCAGGGATGATCTTGTCGGCCAGCGACGCGAACGCCGCAACGATGCCGCCGAGTGGCCCGCCGATGACGAACCCTGCGATGCCCGCGCCGGCGGCCGCCACGAGGCGGTTGCCGCCGACTGCTTCGGCGATCGTCTTGCCGACGTCGCCGATCTTGCTGGCCAGGCTCTGCAGCCGAGGCAGTGCGTCCTGCACGAACTCGACGACGGCGTCCTTGGCGGTGATGAGGGCCGAGGAGATCGTCCGTCCGAACGCTGCGAGAACGGGCAGGACCCGCTCCTGCGCGAAGGTGACGAAGGTGCGCAGCGCCGGGATCAGCTTGTTCGTGATGAAGTCCTGGAAGCCAGACGTCGCGTCGGCCGCCTGAACGAACCGGTTGTTGACCTCTGCGCCGAGCTCCCCGATCCCAGCGACGACCTTGGTGCGGTCCGACACGAAGAAGTCGAGCACGCCGCTGAACAGATCCTTCAGCCGACCGAGCGGCCCGGCGACCAGCGTGCGGATGGTGTCGGCGAGGCCGCGGAACGCCTCGCCGATCTGGGGGAAGTCCCTCGCCAGGACCGACAGGGTGCCGCCGATCAGGCCGGCGGCGAGCACGAGCGCACCGAACGGGGTGGCGGCGAGCGCTGCAGCACGACCGACAAGAGAGATGACCTCGATGGCCCCCTTCGCAGCGATGATCGCCCCGAGCCCCTTCGCGACGCCGCCGAGGAAGGTGCGCAGCACATCGAGCCCCGGGCCGACCTCACCCTTCACGAAGTTGGCGAGCCCCTGCAGTGTCGTCTGCGCTCCGAGCACAGCCACCTTCAGCGGCTCGGCGATCGACCCGATCAACGACGCGCCGAAGTCAGCGAACGACTCCTTCAGGTTGGCCACCCGGCCACCGAGGGTCTCGGCGAGGTCCTGGCTGGCGCCCACCAGCCGCTCGTCCTGCTGCAATCCGGTGATGAGCCCGGTGACGAACAGATCGGAGGTGATCTCGCCTGCCTCCTGCATCTCGACGAGCTGCCGGACGTTGCCGCCGGTCAGCTGGTCGGCGAGGATCTGGCGGATGTTGAGGCCGGGCAGGTTCTCGGCGAGCTGGTTGAGCTCGTCGCCCTGGAGGCGGCCGGCGGAGACGACCTGGCCGATGGCCCGCTGGATGCGGTTCAGCTCGTCCACCCCGCCGCCGGTGAGCGCGACAGCGTCGGCGATGGCGGTGACTCGAGGGATCACGTCTTCGGTGGCGGTGCCGATCGCGAGGAAGCCCTTGGCGAGATCGGCGACGCCGACGAGATCGAACGGGGTGGTCTTCGCGAACTCCTTGACCTGGCCGAGCAGCAGGTTGGTGTCCTCGATGCTGCCGGTGAGCGCGAGGAACTGCTTGTTGATCCGCTCGAGGTCGGAGAATCGCTGGAACCCGGAGGTGAGGAGGCCGGCGACGCCGACGCCACCGGCCACCCCACCCAGCCCGACGCCTGCTCCGCGACCCGTGACGCCGCCGAGCACGCCGCCGGACACCTGCCGGTTCAGCTGCTGGATGGTGCGCGACTGACGCGACACCGTCTCCGACAGCAGCCGCTCCTGCCGATTGAACGACCCTCGGATCAACTGCTCGCGTCGGGTCAGCGCAGTCGAGGTGCCCTCGGTGAAGACCCGGTTCGTGTTCCGGATCTTCGCGGTGAACGAGTCGAACACCCGCCCGGCCGCGCCGGTCGCGGTGCGGGCCGTGCCCGCGATGATGGCGCCGAGACCCTTCTCCAGCCGGCCAATGTTCTCGATGACGGCGCGAGTGAGCTGGATGCGCTGCTGGCCGGCCTGACGCTGAGCGATGAGGCCGGACTGGGCGGCCTTCTGTGCTTCGATGTTGAGGCGGGCGTTCGCGGCGCGAGCCGATTCGATGTCGGCCTGGCGGGCGCGGTCGGCGGTGAGGCGCTGGTCGATGATCGCCTGCCGCTGCAGGGTCTTCGACTTCGTGATCTCCGTCTGCAGGTTGCGCAGGCCCTGATCGATCGACGACACCGCAGCGCCGACGGCGGTGAACGCCTGCTGCAGCTGGAAGGCCTCGCGCCCCGCCTTCGTCAGCCCGGAGTTGACCTTCGAGATCGAGGTGGCGACGCGGCCAGTGCCGACCTGCAGCTTCGAGGTGGTGGTGACGAGTCGCTGCGCGGCGGCGTTCGCCTTCTCGCTTCCCTCGCGAACGGCCTGCTCGGCCGCCTGGATGCCGCGCTGGTCGACGAGGTAGTCGACATTGACGACGACATCAGGATCGGCCACGGTGGGGATGCTAGTCGGTTGACGTCTTGCGTTTGCGCAGCTGGTCGAGGAGGTCGAGCTGCTGCTGCGGCACGGCAGCGAGTTCCGTGGTGGTCGACGGGGCCCTCAGCTCCTTCTTCGCGTTGCGCTGGGCACCCCTTGAATCGGCGGTCGCCTGGTCGTGGCGGCGCTTCTGTTCAGCGAGCACCTGCTCGACAGTGCGCTCCTCGTCGAAGCGCATGTGGGCCTTCATGACCTCGCGGTACTCCCACGGGTTCGACATCGAGCCGCCCTGCTTCAGCAGATGAGCCCAGCCGATCGAAATGAACTCGGCGGCGCTCAGCGAACTGAGCGCACGACCCGAGCCTTGGAGGAGGAGGGTGCCGCGGACTTCCGTGCGGACGTCTTCTTGGCAGGCGTACGCGAGGATGCGGACGCCCGTGTCGTAGGGACCTCGCTCACCACCTCGAACACTGCCTCGATGATGGCGACGAAGCGCTCGGCGGTGAGGCCCCGCTGGCGGAGCAGGGTGGTGTGCATCGCCTCGCGCTGCTCGGGCACCACCGTGTTCACGAGGTAGTCGCGATAGGCAGTGACGTCGCCGGACGCGAGCGCCGAGAGGGCGTAGGAGTTGGCGTCGCAAACGACCGTCCACTCCTGGCCGAACAGGATGATGTCCTTCGTGTGGATGGGTTCGTCGTCGAAGCCCAGCTTCGCGTCGAGGTCGAGTGCCTTGGTCATGGCGACATAATAGGAACTCGGCGCCGTCGCGTCCAGGTTAGAGATCCGGCGACCGGCCGATGGCGTTGCGGAACGCCGCTTCGAGGGCACGCTCCATGAACCGGCCCGGCTTCACGCCGGGGTGGTTGACCCGGTCGGTACGGACGATCTTGTTGATCCCGAGGTCGGGGCGGCCCGACTGGAACCGCTTGGCCTGACCTCGCGGCCGGAACGGCTTGGGCGCTGCCCGCTGCGGGAGGCCGGTGACGGTCGCCTGGAACTGGAGGAACTTCGCGTTCTTCGGCGTGATGACGTGCGGGGGCGCGCCGGCGTTGAGGATGCCGACATGGTCGACGCTCGACGACATGGTGATCTTCACCGGGAACTCGTTGCCGGACACCTGGGCGGTGATCGACCCCTTGCCGGCGCCGGTGCGCTCCTGGTAGTCGCGTGCGAACGTGGCGTTGGCGCGATTCTCGGCGTCGTTCGCGATCCCGTGGACGGTCGCGCCGACCTTCTTCTCGGCGGCACCCTCCAGCTTGGCGGCGAGCGACGAGCGGGTCGTCAGCGTGCGAGAGACGACGTTGGCCATCAGCCACCGCCGAACGGGACGTCGACCGTCACCGCCGTCACCCAGCCGACCACGCCACCACGAGGCGGCAGCGGGGTGAGTGGAGCGAGCGCGATGTTGCCGCAGCCGCGGACCGAGTCCGGCATCAGGCTGCGCTGAGAGTTCATGTGGAGCAGCTTGCGGTACATCGCCTCGCCGTGCGCGTACGACTGGCGGGCCGCCTCGTTCTGGGCAACCGGGTCCGGGGCGACGATCGTGCCCTCGGCGACCTGGGCGGTCGGCCAACCGGACTCGAGGAGCCGGATCGTGAACTGGGCCCGCACCAACGGCAGCGGCAGCAGCCGGCCGCCGGGGGCCGACGCCTGCGACGGGCTCATCGTGGTGAACGCGACGCTGAGCGCATCAGCGACGCCGTCGTCGCCGTTGCCGAGCGTCACGTAGGCCTGCAGCGGGTCGCACTCGACCTCAGCGAAGCAGGGGAGGAGCGCGTCGAAGACGTTGGTGAGCAGATGCGTTGCGATCGCGTGCAGGTCGACGCAGCAGACGGCGGGCGGGTTGGCGCAATCGGAGACGAGCATGACCGAAGCGTAGACGCGACACCGCCCGAGGATCGCTCCTCGGGCGGTGCGCTCGAGCCCCCCTCGAAAGGTCAGCTGCCGGCGGGCAGATCCACGTAGCCGTCGGCGACGGCGGCGAGGATCGCGTCGTACTCGGCCTGGGTGTAGCCGACCTCGACGTACGCGCTGTTCGGGATGTACGTCGAGCCCGGGTAGTCGTTCCACGGGCCGTTGTACAGGTTGGGGTTGTTGGTCGCCTTGCCGGTGAAGGTGAGCAGCTTCACCTCGTTGGCGAAGTTCGAGGCGCCGCGCTGCAGCTTGACCTTGCCGAAGATGTGGCCGACGGCGACAGGGGTCGAGCCGTCGGAGGCGACACAGGAACCGGACCCGGCATAGATCGCCGAGGTGATGACCTCGAGGTACACGCCGTTGCGCTGGCCGGCCGAGTAGAGACGCTCGGCGAAACCGATCGTCTTGCCGGCGAAGCTGCCGCCGGCCTTGCCGAGGACGGCGGTGCCGCCGAACAGCATCACCATCGCCTCGTAGTCGTGGAAGCCGAACTCGCCCGACAGGTTGTAGCGCTTGGTGACGTCGTCCTGTTCGTAGGTGAACATGATGTCGCCGCACGCGTTCTTCGGCTCGAAGACGGTGCCTTCCTCGATGTCCGGATCGGCGTTGAGGGTGACGAGCGCGGCGGTCACGATGCCGCCGTTGACGCCACCGATGGGGGTGCAGTCGGTATCGAGCGCAGCGGCACGCACGACGCATGCATTCAGCTGGCCAATGGCGACGCCGCCAGCAAGGTTCGTTGCCATGAGGTCGGTCCTTTCGAGGGTGAAACCTGGATTGGACAGATCTTCGCGACCGTCGTCGCGCTATGTCTACCGATGGTGGCGGGGGGGAGATTCGAACTCCCGACCTGCGCCTGTTGAGAGCGCCGTGCTACCTGGCTGCACCACCCCGCGTCGTTGGCTACATCGTGACCGGTCCGGACCGGACGAGGAGGCCGAGTTCGTAAGACTTCGCCGGGTTCGCATGGACCCAGGTGTGGCAGTCGAGACAGAGGTGCGCGCAGTTCTCGGTGGTGCCACGCCCGCCGTGGGATCGCATCAGCCGATGGTGGAAGTGGGTGGCGCGACGGGCGCAGCCTTCCCGCTCGCACCTGCCGCCCGACCGTTTGCGCACCTCGGCCTTCACGGCCGACGAGAAGTCGGTGGAACGCTTCACGAACCGGCGGGGCCTTCGACCTCGACGAGCTGCCAGCCGTGGGTGAGCTCCGGGGTCCACACGCCGGATTGTGCGGCGCCGCCGTAGCCGTAGACGGAGAACCAGCGGGACAGGCGGGGAAGGCCGACGTCGGCGCCGCCCGCTTCGAGCTGGTCGCGCAGCACGACGGTGGCGCCCTGGATGTTGGCCTGGGTGACGCCGGGGGCGATCGCCGCGGCCTGGTTGGTGCCGGCGGCGATCAGTTCGCAGATCAGCTCGAGCGCGGCCTGCTTCGTGATCAGGTCGATCGGGAAGCCGAACATCATGGTGATCTCGAAGACGCCGTCGGCGTTGGGGAGGAGTCGCAGGTTCGAGTTCGACGGCCACGACCCTTCACGGCGGAACAGGAACTCGTTGTCGATCAGCCCGTACTCGGATGGGTTGAGCTCGACGCCGTCGATGACGACGGAGATCACCTGGGGGCGGGGGCCGCGCAGTGGGATGACGTCCATGCCCCCGAAGCGAGCGTCGGGGTGGAGGCCGTACCCGTCTTCGAAGACGGACCCGAAGCAGTTGTTCCAGGTGCTGACGGGTCGCACGGTGACGGTGCAGCGTCCGTGGACTCGACCGTCGGAGAGCAGGGTGAGGAGGTCGGAGGCGGCGTCGATGGCGTAGCCGATGAGGGCCTCGTCGTCGTTCAGGTCGATCGCGCACTTGCAGCCGTCGGCGATCACTTCGGCGGGCGTGACGAACGCCTCGCATGCGAACTGCAGGGTCATGACGTCAAGAGTACCGCGAGTCGACCAGCTCAGTGATCCACTCGGCGGCGCGGTCGGCGGCCATCCCCATCTGCGACCAGGGCGCGTACACGTCGGCCATCTGCGACTCGCGGAACTCGTCCTCGATGTCGAGCATGTCGTCGAGCTCCAACTTCAGCATCGACTCGACGTCGACGGAGTACCCGGGGATGTGGGACCAGAACCGGAGGCCGTGTTCGATGTGGCGCCGATACCAGGGGGCGTTCATCCAGATCGTGTGGCGGCCGAGGAGCGCGAACTCGTAGCCGATCGAGCTGTTGTCGACGACGAGCACTTCGCAATGCTGGAACACGTCGGCATCGGTCTCGAGGACGCACAGCCCGGCCTCGGTCATCGCCCGGTCGATGCTGCCACCCCAGCGCGGGTGGGAGTGGCCGAACACGGTCCAGCCTTGCTGCTCCCAGGCTTCGACGATCGACGGGAGGTAGTCGCGGTAGTGCTCCCATGCCCCACGCATCTCGGGGGAGAGGGTGAGGCGCTCGCCAGCGTCCCAGTGCCAGGCGAAGCAGACGGAACGGGGGACGTCGGGCTGGACGCCGATCCAGCGGTCCATCTTCGGGCAGCCGGCGGCGACGGCCGGGGCGGGGGCCCAGCGCTCGGCGACGGTGTCGGACGGGCAGATGTAGCCGATCACGCCAGAGTGCCTGGATCCGCCGCCTGAGTAACCGGGCAGGGTCGCTGTCTTGGTGTCGCCGAGGTAGGCCTGGCCTGCTCCGTGTTCGACGTAGATCATCTGGTTCATGTTCCGCAGGTGCTGGACGTCGACCCATCCGGCGACCATCGCGATGCGGCCGCGGTACGGGCGGTAGCAGGGCGATTCGACCGGGTGGACGGTGCCTTGGAGGCGGGCGGGGAGCGCCGCGAAGATGGGCTCCATGTGGTCGAGGTAGTGCGGCTGCGATGCCGTCACGTCGATCTTCACCAGTGGCTCCGTTCGAGGTTCGTTAGGTAGGTGTCGCGCCACTTCGACCAGCGAGGCACCGTGGCCTCCGAGCGCTGCTGGAAGCTGTCGAGTGCTCGGCGGTTGCCGGCGAGGGTGTCGAGGGTCTCGCCGAGGTCGACGTAGTTCGTCGCTGCCTCCTTCACCGGCCCGCACGCCAGGTTCAGTAGGCGGCCGGCCTCTCGCCGGACAGGGGTCAGGACGGAAGCGAGTTCGGAGTTGGGAGACGCGTCCGGCATGACGACGGCGAGGCCGCGAGCGGCAGCTTCGAGCGCCGGGAGGCAGAGGCCGCCGTACTTGCGAGGCAGCACGAGGACGTGCTGGTTCTCGTACATCGACCAGCGGTCGTCGACGACGTTCGGCTGCTTGATGATCTTGATGTTCCGCTGCCGCATCGGGTCGGGGATGTCGCCGGCGATGGTGTGGATCGTCACTTCGATCGGGTTGCGGGTGCGGCTCAGCGATCGCATGAACACGTCAGTGCCGTTGCGGTCGAAGGCTGCCCGTTTGCCGATGACGTGCAGGACGCGGAGGGGTCCGTCTTCGGGGTGAGCGGCGGTGCGGGCGACGTCGGGCATCGGGACCGGCATGACGGTGCCGGCGGGAAGGTGGTCGAGCCGCCACGAGGTGGGCCACCACCAGATCGGCACGCCGTAGTGCTCGTAGCCGCGCTGGTCATGACGGTAGAACTCGGGGTTGCCCTGAACAATGAGCCGCACGTCCATCTCCCGGGCCCAGTGCGGCATCCGCCAGTCGTAGGGCGTCTCGACGGTGAAGACGACGTCGAGCCCATCGAGCCATTCACGCACGGTCGCTTCGTCGAGGGTGTGGTCTTTCGGTTCGTAGGCGATGTGGGTCGGGTTCGGGCACCACGAGTCGTCGACCGCGCAGTCCGGTCGGGGCATGTCGATGACGAGGGTCCGCTCGACGGGCATGTGCTCGACGAAGTTGCGGGTCTGGATGGCGAGACCGCGAGCGATCTCGGTGCGGGCGATCACCCCGAGCCTCATCAGAACACCTGGCTTTCATCGAACTTGGGCTCGCCCTGGCGGCCGTCGAGGTGATAGCTGCGCTTGATGTTGCCGCTGTCGGGATGGAAGATCGCGAGCCGATGCTGGCGGGGGTGCGCCTGGGCGACGGAGTGCATCCGATCCTCGATGAAGCAGGTTGCGTCGACGGAGAACTCGCGCCGCAGGATGTGGCGGTAGTAGTCGGCCGACGCAAGGTGAGGGCGCTGCGACCACTGGTGGGTGCGGCGTAGCGGCACACTCATCATCTCGATCGTGTCGTGGTCGACCATCAGGTGTTCGTGTTCGGGGTGAACCGCGGCCTCGTGATGGAACCGCAGCACGTCGACGGCGCCCTGAGAGACGAGCGCCTCGCATTCGGCCCACGGGATCGGCTCATCGACGACGAGCGGCGTGTCGTGTTCCATGAACAGCACGTTCGGGGTGGTCACCTCGAGGTTGAGTACCGAACGGGTGAGGCGGGCCTGGTGGACGTGGGTGTCGGACTGGATGACGTAGGCGTTGCCGACCTGCTTCTGCAGGATCCAGTGGAGGCGGCGCAGGTACTCGAGGTAGCCGTCGCGCAGGTGGCGCTGCTCGGCCCTGATTCCGTCGGCCATGACGAGCACCGGGGTGCCTTCGCCGACCACTTCGAGGGCGGAGTAGATGACCGACATGATCTGGTCGGTGGACGGATGCAGGATCGACGGCGAGGTCGACACGAGGATCGTGGTCTCCGGGCTGGCCGTGGCGGGGATGCCGATGCGGGTCCGGTCGGCGTTGAGGCGGCGGGCCATGCCGCGCTTGTAGGCGCCGTACCAGCATTGCCACTGGTTCGACCACCAGACGCGGTCGGAGAGGAGACCTTCGATGGTGCCGCCGACGCCGTCCCAGTCGGAGACGAACGTGGCGGGCCCCGATCCGAAGGCGTGATGCCAGTACGGGTCGACTTCGATGATCGGGATCGCGCCGGCTTCGAGGGTCTCGAAGAACCGGAACGTGTCCTGTGTGGCGGGACCGCCGGGGCAGGGGACGACCCACGAGTCGACGAGTTCGGCGAGGTACTCCTCGCGCGGCATGCCCTGCGTGAAGCCGGTGGTTTGCGTGAGCCGACCGGGGACGCGTGCTCGTGCCCGCCTCAGCCCGTTTGCGGCACGTTTGCGACGCTCGTTGGTGATCTGCCCAGCGAAGGACCAGAGCGTCCCCTTCGTCGGCGGTTCGGCCGGCATCAACGACGGGGTGTCGGCCTTCCATCCGTCGCCGAAGAAGTAGGCCCACGGCATGTCGCCGTGGACCTTCACGTCGGGCAGCATCACCCACAGCGCCAGGTTGTCGTGGCGCACCTGCTTCCACGGGAAGATGTGCTCCTCATCGCCGACGAGGATGAGCAGCACGCCGGCCAGCTTGGCGAGTTCGGCGTTCAGCCGCTCGATGTCGTGCTCGGATGCGTGGTGGCGGGCCGGCAGGACGACGATGGCCCGCTCGACCCCTTCCGGGACGTGGTCGGTCTCCTGGTAGGCGTAGCTGTGGCCGGTATCCCACAGCTTGTTGCCGAACAGGTGGTCGAGCATCCCGGTGTCCCACGGGCCGAGCGCCTGGATGTGCGGGTGGAAGCTGAGCCAGAGGACCCGCACCATCAGAACAGCGCCCGCTCGAAGTGCCAGTGCTCCTCGTGGTCGGTGCCGAGATGGGTCGCCATCCAGCCGGCGTCCGACATGAACTGACGCAGCTCGGTGTCGGTGTGGCCGAAGTTCTCCATCAGGTCCGGGTGGACCGACACCCACACGTTGCGGAGCCGCTCCAGCGGGTCGGTGAGCAGACCGATGGCGCCGCGCAGCACCATGAGCTCGGCGCCTTCGACGTCGATGTTCAGCGCGTGGGGCGCGTAGCCAGTGATATCGGCGAAGTCGTCGAGGGTGATCGAGTGGATGTCGCCCGGGTGTTCGAGCGAGCGGTAGGCCATGCCCCCGAGTTCGGGTGCGTCGATGTCGGCGCAGGCTGGCCAGTGGTCGAACGCGTCGGCGTTGATCAACCCTGGCATCGTGTCGCTGTGGTCGGCGACGAAGCCCTGGAAGCAGGCGAGCGGCGGGTCGATGTTGTTGTGGACCCAGGTGCGGCGGATGTTGCCCCAGAACTCAGGTGAGGGCTCGAACAGCACCATCGCCTCCGGGTTGACGAACTCGCGTGCGATGATCGCCGAGATCCAGCCGTGCTCGGCGCCGACGTCGAAGAAGCAGTCGTTCCAGTGGAGGTGCTTGCGGAACGACTCGAACCGCTCGTACTCCCAGCCGCGCTGGGCGACCGGGTCGCCGGTGATCGCATCCCACTCGGCGATCGAGTTGGGCAGCCAGATCTGCCACCGGCCGTTGACGATTGCCTTCTTCATCCCTCACTCGCTTCCCACATGTCGACGATCTCCTGTTCGATGGCGAATTGGTCGCGCAGCATTTCGATCCCGGCCTCCAGGGTCCGGGCCCGGAACGCCACGGTTGGATCGGCTGGCAGCTGCAGGTCGTTGATGCGCCAGCGGCCCTCGCACCAGAACGACTCGTTGGGGCCACTGACGATGTGCGTGATCTGGCTCACGAACGTCATGCGGATCGCCAGGTTGCCGATGGCAATCTCCTCGGTGAAGACGACCTCGTTGTCGCTCACAGCATGTCCCTTTCGAGGAGGAGGTCGACGAGCTGATCCATCCGCACGTCGTAGGTGTGGTGCTGCTGCACGTGGACGCAGCCGGCATCGGCAATCTCGTGGGCCCGGTCGGTGTTCTTCATGAAGAACTCGATGTCGGTACCGAGCTGATCCCAGTCGCCAGCGTTCCAACAGCCGAGGTGGTCGCCGATCGCGAAGTGCTGCTCGAGGCCGGGGACCATCGGGTGGAGCAGGAAGCCGCCGCGACCGAGGGTCTCGGGGATGCGGTCCGACCAGTAGTTGGCGAGGCCGCTGCCGGCGAAGCACGAGTCGCCGACGACGACATCGACGGACGCGTACAGGTCGCGTAGTTCCTGGCCTCGGATCGCGTGCTCGCCGAGTCGCGGGTAGAACTCGCAGACGTTGCGAAAGTGCTTCTTCAGGAAGGCGACCAACTCGAAGCGGTGCTGGTGCTCGTCGTGGTAGGAGCCCTGCCAGGAGCCGACGAAGGCCAGCTTCGACTGGAAGATGTAGCGACGCTCGCCGACGTGTGCTTCGCGAGCGGAGACGCCAGGGGGGAACCAGACGTGGTTGACGCCGGCCTCGGCCCACTGTTCATCGTGGCCGCCGTCGGCAGTGATGACGAGGTTCGCGCGGAAGAAGGGTTCCTCGAGGATCTGGCGTTGACGCTTGAGGCCCCACCAGATGTCGAGGTGGTAGCCGACGACGGGGATGTGGAGGTCGTCGGCGCGTTGCATCATCTGGATCTCGGCGATGCGATGCGCGCGAACGTCGGGCCAGGGGAACCCGGTGCGGGTCCACAGGATCAGGTCGGGCTTGCCGCCGAGCGTCGTCCAGTCGTTGGAGGCGAGGGCGTCCCAGGTGGCTTGCGCCGACTCCTGCAGGCCGACGACGAAGTGACCTCGGTCGACGAGCGCGGCACGGATGTGGTTCTCCGTGGAGTGCGGTGGTTCGAAGTTCCCGATGTAGAGGACTTTCAGGGATGGGCGGGAGGGCTTCTTCTTCGGAGGCACGGCAGCATCGTACACGACCGTCTGATACACGCAAGCTATGATCGCGGCCATGAGCGACGTGCCCCTCGACCAGCCCGCCCCGATGCAGCCGATGCGCCCCCATCCGCTGCCAATGCAGTTCTCCGCGCAGCCGACGATGGACGGCAAGATCGTCCTTCAGTTCTTCACGCCGCAGGGTCAGACGATCCTGTTCGTCGACGAAGAAGGCGCCGAGTCGATCGCCACGTCGATCATGCAGGCCGCGGCCGCAGCGGGGATGCAGGCGGGCGGGTTGATCAAGCCGCCCGCCGCCGGGCTCATCATCCCGAGGTAGGCGCCGCCAGCACCGTCAGCGATGGCAAGGCGCCCTCGCGGAACACGCTCTCCCGGTTGGTCGACGTCTCCTTCGCGACGAGGCGCAGACGGAACTTGCCGACCTTGTCGGCCAGTTCGCCGACAGCCCACGACACCGCGATGTTCGGCGACGTCGAAGCTCCAACGATGCCCGCTGTCTTCGTGTAGAGGACGCGCTTGGTGCGGGCCGTGAGGAACTCGACCCGGAACGTGTAGCCGTTCGAGAAGTCTCGGATCTCGCCGCTGCTGTCGCGCCACTCGACCGCCCAGGGCGGATCCTCGCGGTCGGCGTAGATGGTCATCATGTCGGCTCGCTCCATTCGTCGATCAGCCCACCATTGTCGGCTGGGCAGGACGGTTCAGTCCACCGGTCAGGTCCGGGCTCGGACCACACCATCACCTGCTGGGTCTCGGCCGTCCCGAGCGTCGCGGGCTCCGACCACCATGCGATCCGGTCGTCGCCGCCCGAGATGCGCTCGAGCTCCACGCCGACAGGAGCGGAAGGTTCGGCCCACCAGTCGATGCCGGGTTCGGTCCAGACGTCGACAGCGGTCTCGTCGATGACGACGACGGGCGGGGTGACGTTGACGGTGATGCCGAGGCCGAACGCGACGATCGCCCCTGCTGCGGGACGACCGAGACCGCGGCCGACGATGGTCACGTCAGCCTCTCTCGCCGCTCGGCGCCAGCGCCCGAGTACGGGGTGGTGCCGTCAGCATCCTCGAACAGGTCGGCCTGAAGGAGCACTGTGGTGCCGTCCTCGGCGTAGACGGTGAAGGTGCCAGCGACCGGATCGGTGACCGTCTTGTTCCGCAGGATCGCGAGCGCAAGGTTGAGTGCTTGCCCGGTGGTGCCAGCGGTGTTGACGTCTTCGGCGATCGTGTTCCACACGGCCGCCGCGAGCGCTTCAGGGGTGAGCGGGTCGGAGGAGAGGGCGACGCTGATGTTCGCCTCCATGAACCCGTCGGCGCGCATCGTCCCGGTTGCCGCCCCCGTGCCGGTGAGCGCTGCCACGGCGTTCGCGAGGGCGGTGAGGGTGCCGGTCATGCTGCCGGCACCTGCGAGCGAAGCTGCCGCGTCGACGGTTGCCGTGAGGGTGGCGGTGATTCCGCCGACGCCGGACAGGTTCGCTGCGGCCGCGACGGCACCTGCGAGGGTGGCGGTGATGCTGCTGGTGCCTGCGAGGGTGGCGATGGCGTTGACGACCGACTGGATGTCGGCGGTACTGATCGTGCCTGACCCGCTGAGGGTGGCCGAGGCGTTCAGGACGGCGATCAGGTCGGCGGTGAGGGCGCCGGTGCCGCCGAGCGAGGCATCGAGCCGGCCGGTCGCTTCGAGGGTGGCGGTGAGTGCAGCGAGACCTGCGAGGGTGGCGGTGATCGGGGCTCGGCCGGTGATGAGCGCTGCGAGCGCCCCGGCGCCTGTGAGCGTCGCTTCGCCGTTGATGCCGCCTGCGAGGTTCGCTGCGCCGATGCCGCCGGTGCCGACGACGAGGGTGTACGAGGAGAGCCCGCCGGTTTCCTGGGGGATGATCCAGGTGTACGGGGGTCGGTATCCGTTGGGGGTGCCGGCGGTGTCGTCGTAGTTCGGGTCGATGTACCGGTTGCGGACGGCGCCCGACTTGTTCCACTGCGACCGGTTGTCAGAGATCGTGGACCCGGAGAAGGCGCGTCCCGGGTTCTTCGCGAGGACCGTGTAGTTCCCGATGAGGGCCATCGGTCACCCCCAGCCGAAGTCGATGTGCCCGTAGAACGCCGAGTTGGTCGGGGTGTTCGCTCCCGCGTAGATCAGCCAGTGGAGCACGGCGCCGTCTTGGATGCGGGGCAGCGACGGGATCTGGTTGAGGAGGTCGCGTTCGCCTGCGACGCCGAGGGTGGTGAGGGGCAGGGTGAGGAGCGGCTTGCAGAGCGCGATGTTGCCGACACCGGAGGTGCGGGTGGCGCTGTACTGGATCGACTGGATCGAGCGGATGCCGGCGTCACCGGAGGCCTGTGGGATGAACGGGCCGTACTTGCCTGCGCCGGTGCCGGAATGGTCGATCATGCCGACCGGGGCGGCGGTGGTGAGCGCGGGCAGGGCGGGGGCGGTGGGGATGGCGCGACCGGCGGTGCCTGCCGAGTTGGTGTAGCCGGACGAGCCGAACGACAGGTTCGGGGTGCCGGCGCCCATCACGGTCGACGGGACGTGGAACGCCTGGACGCCTGCGCCGTCGGTGTAGCGGGGGAGGCCGGGGCGGATCGTGTGGGTGCCGGTGCCGGCGTCGGTGATGTCGATCGTGGTGTTCGCGACGGCGTTCGCGAGTGACGTCGCCAGCTTCGAGGTGGTGGCTGACTGGCGCACCGTCCAGTAGTCGGTGACCAACGCGAGGCCGGCAGGGAGGGTGGTGGTCGTGGTGAGCTGCACCCGGGAGAACGTCGGGATGTCGTAGCCGGTGTGGGTGATGACGTCGGTGCCGGCGTCGGCGGTGAACGTCGCCGAGTTGATCGTCGCCTGCGAGGTCGCGGTGGTGACGGTGGTGATCGGGTAGTGGGCGAGCATGTCGACGAGCATCAGCACGCACGGCATCGTGGTGGCCGCGGCGGAGAACCCGGAGACGTTCAGGATGTGCTTCGTGTCCGGGGAGACGGCGCCGCCATGCTGGATGCCGTTCGCATTGGGGGTGACGTCATGCCAGCCGCCCTGGAACGACAGGTTGGTCCCGGCGCCGAGGAGCGACTGGGCGGGCGGGTTGCCGGCGCCACCGGCGAGCGAGTACCAGACGCCTGCGGCCTGAGCGGTGGTCGGCAGGGCGTTCTTGTTCCAGTCGGCCCGCCAGAACTTCCCGTTGACCGTCGTCTCGTTGATGAAGTCGTCGTGCGACGCGAATCCCATGCTGATCAGCTCCAGACCGTCTTGATCGTCCCGTAGATGGTAACCCCATTGAGTGAGCCGGACGGGCAGCACATCCAGTTGAGGTAGGCGTTGTTCTCGATCGTCGGGGCCTGCGCGAAGTCGCGGAGGTAGTCGACCTCGACGGGCGCGTCGATGCCGCGGATCTGCATCTGCGCCAGGGGCTTCACGAGGACGAGGGTGACGAGGCCGACGTCGGCCCCGGAGATCATCTGGAACGAGTCGATCGAGCGCACCCCGACATCGCCGGACTGCAACGGCAGGAACGGCCCGCGGGCGCCTGCGACCGCACGGTCCGAAGTTGCGATCGCCCCGACGTACGCTGCGGCGTTCAGGGTGACGAGGTCCGTCGAGCGACCAGCGACACCATCGGAGTTCGTGTAGGTCACCTGGAAGGTCTGCCCACCGAGCCCTGCGGCGACACCGACGGCGACCATCTGCACCCCAACGCCGTCGGTGTAGCGGGGGAGACCTACGTCGTTGGTCATCACCTGCTCATCGGTGGTGCCCTGGTCGACGAACGGGTAGTAGAGCAGGTAGTCGCAGAGCAACATCGGCATCGGCAACGGCGTCGCCGAGTTCGACAGCGCCATCACCTCGCGCAGATGCTTCGACGTCGACACGTCCTGACCGTGATCAAGGCCGATGTCGTCGGAGCGGGTCAGCGCCTTCGCTTCGAGCGGCGAGGACGCGTAATACTGCGGGACGGGGTTGCCCGGCGACATCGACAGGTCGAACCAGATGCCGATCGTCGTCGGCTGCACCGGCGCCTTGCGCCAGCCGGCGAAGCGGAACTGCCCGTTCTCCTCGGCGTCGACGAGCGCCCGGACGCCCGAGAACCCGCTCACTCGGGCGCCTTGATGCCCCCGCGACCGGCCAGCGCGGCGGAGGCGTTCGCGAGGATCGCCGCGTCACACGAGCAAGCGCGGATCGGTTCGTGGTCGGGCAGCACGATGACCGCGAGGCCGCACCCTGCGCACTCGTAGGTCACGTCAGTCCTCGGTGATGACGAGCGCCGTCGCAGCGAACTGAGGCTGGATGCCGGACGACACGTTCAGTGTCGCGGACAGGGCGCCCGAGTAGAGGATCTGGGTGGAGCTCGCAGGGGTGATCGACACGTGGGTGAGGGCGTTCACGCCACCGGTCGCCTGCGGGAACTGGATGATCGCGTCGTTCGAGCACGAGTTGCCCGACACCGTCCAGCCGGATGCGGACCGGGAAACGGTCACGGCGGCGTACGAGGTGTACGTCGCTTCCGACGTCGTCGAGTTGCCCGCCTCGCCGGGGTCGGCGGTGTGGAGGTGGATCTCGAGGTCGGTCGCCGCGTCCCACGGCAACGCGGTCGCCGTGAAGATCTTGGCGAGCATGTCGGTTTCGGTCGTGTTGCCCTTGCTCATCGGATGCTCCTGTGGGGTCGATCAGGGCGATGATCGCACGTCGAAGCCCCGAATGGCGAGTGTCAGAGGTCCGGTTGGGCTGGGCGGTTCTTCGCGAGGGCGAACATCTTGGCCCCGGCGACCGATGGGCCGTACTGGGTGTCGTAGAACGCCGAGCCGTTCTGGGTGCGCAGCACGTAGCTGTCGTTGCGGTTGCCGGCGCCCCACCAGAACACGCAGCCGACACCGAGCTCATCGGCCTGGGCGAGGGTCGCCTCGAACGACGAGGTGGTGCCTTCGGCGAGGGTGGCGCCTGCTTCACCGACGATCAGCGCGACGCCCTGCTCCTGCGCCCGTCGGATGACGGAGGCGACGTCGCCCATCGCGTAGTTGTGGAAGCCGAGCACGCAGCCGGTCGTCCGCTTCGCCACCCAGCCGGGGGCCCGGTCGGCGGCGTACGCGATGCCCTGGGCCCACTGGGGGAGGTCGATGACGATGATGCCCTGCCAGCCGAGCGTGGTGCGCAGCAGCTGGTATTGGGATTCGGCGGTCGCTTCCCACTGGTCCCATGCGGAGCCGATCGGTTCGTTCAGCGGGTTCGCCCACACCATCGGGTTCGTCTTGTACTTCGTCGCGATCTCCGACCAGATCGTCTGGTAGTCGGAGTTCGCTGCGAGCTGGGCGGGGGTCGGGTTGGTGCCCGGACCGATCTGATGGGAGGCGATCATCACGACGATCCCACGGGCGAGGTACTCGTCGACGCAGTCGAACAGGCCGTTCTGGAAGTCGGCGAAGGTGTACGCGCCGTAGTCGCGCATGATGTTGATGCGGACGAAGTTGTAGCCCTGGTCGACGTACAGCTGGGAGCGGCCGTTGAGCACCGCCATGCCGGTGTCGTTCCACCAGGTGCCCTTCGGTGCGGAGCGGGCGGTGGGGACGCCGTTGAGGCCGATCGGGACGAACTGCTTGCCGCCGCGGCCGATGCGCCCGTTCTTCAAGTAGAAGCCGGCGGTCGGCTCGGGCTTCGGCGGGACCGGCGCGGCCGGGATGGTGGATTCGTCGACGTGGATGACCTGGCCGACGTACAGCCGCGACGACAGCGTCAGCCCGTTGGTCGTCGCGAGCGTCTGGGCGAAGCGGAAGATGACGGCCGAGTCGACGCCGGGGGGCGAGATGCGGCGGGCGACCGCTGTCCAGCCTTCACCGCTGCGGATCTGTTCGTGGACGATTCCCATGTGGTGACGGTACCAGCACGGTCAACACTGAGAGCGGTCACAGCACCTTCCACTTGGCGTCGAGGTAGTCCTCGACCTGCGCAATCTCACCAGCCGACAGCGCCTTCAGGTAGACGACGATCTCGCAGACGTATCCGGAGAACCAGAACGTCGCCTGAAACCCGGAGTCGGCGGCGTTGCGGAGCGCGCCCAGGTAGAGCGACTGGGCGATGTCACGACTTGAGGCGCTGTCCGGGGTGAATGTGTTGGTGCCGTTGTTGGCCTTTGCTGTGCGCTGCGTCACCGTGCCAGCGACGCGGTCCACGACAGTGCCTACCACGCGCGCGTCCGTGGTCGTGTAGGCGCCCGTGGTCGTGTTGAGCGTTCCTGGGTCGAAGATGGTCGAGAGGGTCGACGAGTTGAAGTAGAGCAGCCATGAGCCGTCGTTGGGCGTGACCTTGTACTTGCCGATCAGCGTGTTCGATCCTGACGGCGTGTTGACCCGACAGACTGCGAACACCGACAGGGAGTTGGTGCCGAGGTCGAGGGTGTCGCCAGCGGTCATCCAGTTGTCAATGCCATCGAACTGCACAGCCTTGAGCGCGCCGACTGACACCGAGCGGGTCGGCTGGTTGCCCGTCGCGCCCTGGGTGAAGTGACGGACGTTGCCGCTGCGGTCGTTCCACTGGGAGACGAGTGTTCCACTGCTGTAGGTGAACGATGCGTCGTCCGATGCGTCCCACCAGCCGGCCAGGTTGGAGATGTCGGTCGGGATGAACGTGATCGGTGCGGACGGATCGACAGTTTCGACGACGAAGTCGGCGATGATGCGCGCGTAGTCGGCGTGCCCGGCGTCGCTGGGATGAACGTTGTCGAAGTAGTAGGGCGTGTTTGCCGCGTAGGACGTCCAGTAGTCGGCGAGATCGAGGAAGCCAACGTCGTTGGCATCAGCGACTTCTTCCATTGCGACACGAAACGTCGACCACGTCACTTCGCTGATGAACGACGTGTTGGGCGGCGGGGACGCAACGATCAGGACCGACGAGTCGAGCGCCTTCATGTCGGTCACCAGCGTCGTGAGGTGCGTCTTGAAGGTGGCGGTGGTGGTGCCGTTCAGCGCTTCGTTCAGCCCGAACGCGATGATCGCAAGATTGGGGGCCAGCTCGAGGTAGCACTGGCGTGACGAGATGCCGGTGGCATCGACGACCAGTTCCGAACATTCAGCACCGCTGAGGGCGATGCGGGACACCTTGACGCCGGTCGTCTCGTTGTGGACCGCCTCGACAGCGACCGGGTAAGCGACCCCAGCGTCACCAGCCAGCACAAGCGTGTGGGAACCCGACGCACCTGCGTCCAGTTCGACGAACTCGACGCCTGCCGCTGCATTGCACGAGTACGTCGTCGGCGCACCTCCGTCGATCGTGGCCGTGAACGTGCCGCCACCGGGCGCGGTCAGATACATGATCTTGAACGCGGTGCAGGTGATCGGCCCTAGGGTGTAGGTGTCACCCGACGAGTTGGCGCTGAAGAACTGGGAGAAGAACCCGCCAGAGGTCTCTGAGTTCCACGTGCCGGCCGACGACGTGCGAGCATCGGTCAGTCCGAACTCCTCAACGGTCCGAATGACGCCTGTGCCTGTGGCTTGACCGTTGCGGGCGGTGAACTCGGTTCCGATGCGGCCCGCCCAGCCGTTGAGGTAGTAGGGCTCCGTCGCGTAGTAGCCCTGTGACACGGAGTCGCCGAAGCAGACAATGTGGGCTTGGCCGGCGCCTGCAGCCTGACGCGCGTACGCCTCATCCCACGCGCCGAACCACGGCCGCGACCCTGCCGAGTTGAGCATCTGCATCGACGGGACAGGCATCAGCCATACGCCTTGCCAGCGCGCGAGCCAAGCCAGGTGGTGCCGGCGTCGAGGGTCAGGAACGTGTACACGCTGGGGGTGCCGTAGGTTGGCGGCGTGGCGTCGGGCCAGTCGACGCTGGCAGGCCACGTCGGGGTGAACGCGCCACGGAGGATCAGCGTGAACAGCGTCGCCTTGCCCGACGGGGCCGGGTTCGAGAACGTGAACGTGCAGTTCTGATCCATCGTCACGTTGAAGACGCCGTAGGTGGCGGTGTCGAGCGTCTCGGTGGCGCCTGTGGCCGCGACCGTCAGGACATTCGACTCGATCGCACCGACGTTCTCGACGGACGCGCCGCCAGCGACGAGAGGCAGATAGCTACCACCGCCTCCACCTCCGCCGCCGGGGATGATGAGGCCTACGCCCATGTCGTGCTCCGATCAGGCCGGGTCGTACGAGGTGAGCACTGCGGTCACCGGGCACGAGTCGAATACGAGGATGCCATGCGCCTGAGCGAACGCCGTGATCGTGTTGTGGTCGACACCGGGGCGCTGGCGGGCCTGCTCGAGGTCGAGGCCCGACGTCTGGTAGGCGACAGCGCCCGAGGCGTACACCCACTCCTCCGCGGCCGACGAAGCGCTCTCGCCGGTCGGAGCGGCGGCGTTGTAGAAGCCGGGGTCGACGATGATCCGGTTGCCGGCCGGGGTGCGATACGCCCCGTCGCGCCACTCGACTGCGTAGTGGTCGATCGCGTTCGCGATGAGGCCCGGGGTGAGGAAGATCAGCCCGCCGCGGCCGTACATGCGCTCCGCGAACTCGGCCTCGATGTTCGAGAGGGCGTTGTACAGCGGAGTGGCCGCCGAGCCGAACGCGATGCCCGCCGGCGCGGACGCCTCCGACGGGAGGGTGTTCACGCCAGCGACGATCGAGGTGAGGACGTCGGCGAAGACCCACGACGTCATCTCGGCGAACCGGCCACGCAGCAGGTCGAGCAGCTCCGACTCGGTGAGATCGAGGTTCGAGCCCTTCAGCCGGTCCTTGATCGTGAACGCCGCCTGGGTCTCGAACGCGTTGCATTCGCGGATCGGGTCGTCCTCGAAGAAGTCGTCCTCGCACGCCGTGGCGAGCACCCGGACGGACTCCATGTCGCGGCTGCAGATGCGCGGCTGCCACGTCACGCCCTCGTTGAGCCAGCGCTCCGCGATCTCCCCGCCCATCTCGAACTGGGGGATCTGGTCGAGGAGCAGGCCACGGTCGAGGAGTGGCGTCTCGGGCAGGTTGATGATCGGCTTCGCCATGTTCGTGTCTCCTCATGCAACGGGGGCCGGGTCGTGCGACCCGACCCCCGAAGGTAGTGCTTCCTGGTGAAGGAAGGTCAGCTCTGGTAGCCGGCCTCGTCGCCACCCTGGCAGTTGATCACGACGTCGTCGATCTGCGCACCGTTCCAGCAAGCCGGGATGTCCAAGATGTGGGCGGGGCAGCTGGTGGTGTCCACGATGCCTTCGAAGTTCTCGAAGAAGAGCGTGAACTCGTTGCGGGAGTTCGACTGGTTGTCGCGGTAGATGTTGTTGCCGGTCACGCCGATGGCGAGCTCACCACGGTCCATGACGGCGAACTTGCCGGCAGGGGCGAGGAGGATCTGCACCGAGGCGGGCAGCAGGTTCAGGTTGCCGCCGGACGCCACGCCCGGGATGGCGACCGCGTACGACGGGGTGTCCATGTACCAGGTCGGCGAGACACCGACGTCGGCGAACATGCCGTTGATGGTGCCGTCCGACGGGACGCTGAAGTCGCCTGCGGTGCGACGGCGCCGCATCAGGTCGATCTTCATCGCCCACATGACCCAGCGGGGCAGCCAGGCGTGCATGGCCGGAACGTCCCAGCGCTCGGTCTCGTTGTAGAGCGCCAGGTAGTTCATGATCGTCGACACGATCGACACCGAGCCGCCGTAGCCGAGCGCCGGGGCGTTGATCTCGGTGGCGCGGGTCGCCATCAGGTTGAGCAGGCGCTGCTCGGCGAGACGGGCGTGGGCGGCACCGAGACGGTTCAGCCACGCCTCCACCAGCTCCGGGTAGGACATGGCGAGCATGTTCTTCACGGTGAGGCAGCGGTACACGCCGTACATCACGAACTCGGTGGGCGTGCCACACGTGATCGTCTGGCAGGCTTCCTTCACCGCGTTGGCGTCGGCGTCGTCGTCCGCGGTCCACACACCGACACCGGTGGTGATGTCGCTGAGCGACGGCGACTCGGGGATCGACACCTTCATGCGAGGCGCCTGGAACTGCGACATCGAGTTGAACACCGGCCGGCGCAGGACGTTGGCGCAGGCGAGCCCGTAGTACGGGGTGGCCGGGGCACACAGGGCGGCCTGGATCTCGTCCGGCTCGAACTTCGCCATGTTCAGCACCGCCGAGTCGCCGAGGATGCGGTCCTGCGGGTACTCGGCCTTGATGCGGGCGACCTCGAACTTCTCCGAGGCGTTCGCCCGGATGTTCTGGGCGCGAGCGACGGTCGCCTTCGCGAGGTCGGCCCACGACTCGAAGCCTTCGCCCGGGGCGTGGCCGGCGACACCGTCGACTGCGTGGAGCATCTCGAGGGTCGAGACCGGCTTGGCCGGGGCGGCGGGCTTCGACTTCATGCCGAAGCCGACCTTCGGGGCCTTGCCCTGGAGCTCGGGGTCCTCGTCGGCGGCGGGCTCGTCGGCCACGGGCTCCTCGACTGCGGCCTCGGTGCTCGGCGCCGGCGCGGGCGGGTCGGCGGGGGCCGGGTCCTCGTCGGAGTCGTCGGCTGCGAGGGCGGCAGCGCGTGCGGCGTCGGCGTCCTTCTGGTCGGCGAGCGTGCGGGCCTCGTCGCGGATGGCGAGGTACTGGTCGACCTCGGTCCTGGTCTCGGCGGTCAGCTCGGGGGAGAGCAGCGCAGTCGTGGCCGCGGACTTGATCTCACGCGCCAGCGCACGCAGCGCCGAGGCGGAGAGCGCCTGCAGGTTCTCGGGGATCTTGGGCCACATGATGGCGCCTCCTGGTTCGGTCGGAACGTTGTTCGTCAGATTGGCATGGGGTGACGGTGGAAAGTCAAACGATCAGTCGTCGTCTTCGAGCAGCAGCGCCAGCACTGCGGCGTTGGCTCGCACCTGGAGCAGCTCGTCGGTGGTCGACGCCGCCTCGTCGGCTGCGGGCTCGGTCTCGACGACCGGCTCCTCCACGGCGGCAGGCTCGGTGGTGGCCATGCACGGCGGGAAGCCTGCGATCAGCTCACTGACACCCTGGTCGTTGATGCTGAACGCGAAGCCGGCGGCGAGGTCGTCCCACATCGGGTCTTCGCCCGAGCCGGGCACGTCGTAGCCTTCGGCGTTGACGGAGACGATCGCCTTCAGGCGGCCACCGAGCCAGTGACCGGAGATGCGCGAGGCGCGGGCCGCGTACACGGCTTCGTCGGGGACGCCGGGACGGACGACACCCGAGATCCATGGCCCGAGACGACCGGCGGTCATGCGAACATCGGCCCATGCGTTCTCGATGCCGCCGTACGCCTGCGCGAGATCGGGCACACCCTTCCCGGGGCGATGGCCGCCGTACGCGAAGATCGGGCCGGTCTCGACGATGCCGCGATCGGTGAGCACGCCGGGCTTGTTGTACGAGGCGTAGTTGTCGGCGGGCCGCGGGATGCGGACGCACTGACCTTCGATGCCGTCATGGCACGAATCCCACATGCCGAGATGGCCGTACACGTGGCCGTTGGCGTCGACGACGATCTTCGTCGGCGTGTCGGTCTCGGGGCGGAAGAAGAACTCGTACGGCTGGACGATGCCCGACGCGAGCAGCTCCTCGGGGACTTCCTCGATGACGGCGGGGCTCGGGACGCTGTTGATCGAGAAGTCGACCGCGTCGGAGATGAGCACCTCGTCGCCGTCGAAGAACGACGCGATGATCTCGGCGTCGTCGGCGACGATCTCCGCTCGAGCATCGGCGAACGCCGGGGTGCCGACACCGGTGGTGGCGCCGATCGTCCATTCGGTGAAGCGGATGCGGTACGCGTACTCGGGGCCGTCGAGGTCTTCCTCGAAGCGGGCCTTCGCCTTCGTCAGGTCGATCGAGTTGCCGCGCATCGCCCCGGTCTTCACGTACACGGCGTGGCGCCGGCCGTTGTCGTCGTCGAGGAGGAAGCCGTCACCGGAGATGATCCCGGTCTCCGGGTCGAACGAGATCTGGTGCAGCGCACCGGTGACGAGCGCACCGTCGTGGCCGAACGTCGACGCGAACTGGGCGCGGATCGACAGCGGCAGGTCGCGAGTGTCGCCGCCGCCCGAGTCGAGCAGGCGGTGGTCGTCGGTCTCGGTGTCCATGCGGGCGAGCACCGGGAAGTGGATGCGGGCACCCATCCCCTCGGGCTTCTTCTTCGGCATCTGGCCAAACGTGCGGATCATCTCGGTTCCTCTCAGGCGGGACGCAGCCGTCGCGGCGTGTCGGTTTCACTGTCGTCGGGGGTCCCGGAACTCGAACCGGGGCCCACCTTCGGATCGTCCGCGGTGGAGGCCGGGTCGGGCCCGTCCTTCTTCGCAGAGACGGCCTTCTCGAAGTCGATCTTGTCGGCGATGTCCATCTGGAACGTCGCCAGGTACGGGTCCTTCATCTGGCGACCCAGCTCGCGGATGTACTCGACTTCGGAAGGAGCGTCGGACTCGTCGAAGCCGGTGTAGCGGCGGCCGGCGGCTGCGCTGATCCAGATCCGGTCACCAGCCTGGCGGGCATCCTCGGCGAGGTTCGTCTTGACGTTCGCCTTCGTCAGGTCGTACCACAGGACGGTCTTCGCGATGCGGCCCGGGGGGACACCAGCGGCTTCCATCTCGACGTGGAGGATCATGTTGGTGAGCGCCCAGCAGAGCGTCTCCATGTCGGGCTGGATGTTGACGCGCCGCTCGTCGTCGGACACCGCCCAAGCGGACCAGTGGTTCGCGTCGCCCATGCCCTTCACGTCCTGCGGCTGGACGTCGAGGCCCATGAGGATGCGGTCGATGAGCTCGGCCCGCAGCTCCATGTCGGTCTTCCAGATCTCCCGGTCCATCACGATGTGCTTGATGGCGTCGGCGTACTGGGCGGGGCCGGTGACGAACGCCGGCAGGGCGGCGGCTGGGTCGTCGAAGTTCTGCATCATGTACAGGCCGGCGTTGAGGAGCCGGTCGATGACCTTCGAGTCCGAGATCTTGTCGGCGTTGCCCTTCGGGGTGCCGGTGCGGATGTCGTTGATCTCCGACGGGATGTACACGATGCCGTTCGACACGAGCCGGTTCAGCATCTTCGCCTTCAGCCCGCGGGTGAGGAGGTCGAGGAGTTCGCAGTTGGTCTCCGAAGCGCGCATCGGCGAGTCGGACTGGTCGACGAACTGCATCGCCGGGCGCCAGACGCGACCGAGGAAGTCGCGTGGCTCGATGTCGACGACCATCTGCTCGTTGCCGGACGTCTTCGGGAGGGTGATCCGCTTGATGGGCTGGCCGGACTGGATGACGGTGTCGGTGGTGATCGTGTCGAGCGACGCGAGGTCGATCTCATCGGCGGAGATGAAGTCGTAGCCGACCACTTCGTCGTCGACGCGGCAGCGGATCAGGTAGGCGTCGCCGGGGACCTTCATCAGCGTGATGTAGCG